TCAACCACGATAAAGGTTTGAAAGAAATTCAAACAAAAATTAATTCAATGAATGATACAATTAACCATTTGGGAGAGAACGATAGAGAAAGGTTGGAAGAGACCAATACGTGGGTTCCAATGTTGGTCAACCACGATAAAGGTTTGAAAGAAATTCAAACAAAAATTAATTCAATGAATGATACAATTAACCATTTGGGAGAGAACGATAGAGAAAGGTTGGAAGAGACCAATACGTGGGTTCCAATGTTGGTTGCCAACAGCAAGGATATATCTGAGCTTAAAACCAAAGTAAGTCAAATTTTTGAACTTGATAAGGATATATCTGACCTAAAATTGAAAATTCAAAATGTTGCACCTTCACCAATTCAAAAATTTTCATTAAATTCTAAAGGTATTTTTTACCACGAGTTGAAACAAACTTTATTTTTTTCTCCAGGGCTAATTTTACCAGATAAAATTTTTGTTTATTCCTTGTACATAACGGCGAGTATTAAAAGTCAATCGAAGCATAATCGGAAATTTGAATTTATGGCTGTAAAAAATGGTTCACCCGAATCATTATATTCGTTTGAAAGAGAAGTTTCCGATGAAATAATAATGGAAGATTTTGACCCTCCAATAGAAATTCCTTCAAAAACAAAAGTTCTCCTGTCATGCGATCGAAAACTTGATGGTATGGCTGTTCTCACCGTAAAATATTAATATTTTCTCTTTTATACCTTAACCCTTTTGATACTAATGGGGTCATGTCCCTCCGGGACATGGCCATATTTGATCATAAAGGCTTACCTTTTATGCCTTTCAGGCATAAAAGGGTAAAGGCATAAAAGTATTCACATTCATTTATTTGTATGAAAAAACGTCATAATCCCAACTATAGCTGTTCATACTCAAATTTAACCCTGTAATTGAACAAATTTTGTTCTCCTTTATGATGATATTTTTATCGTTGACATTTTTAAAGTTCAAACCAATCATTAAGTCGCGTTTCAAATTGTTTGTTGTTACTTCATCAAATTTAAACTTGTATTTAACCTCAATAATATAATTTTTTAAAATTAAATCTTTTAAGGTCTTTTTCCTTATGGAGGACCAATTTTTAATAATTTTATTTTCATTGTTGATTGTGGTATCTTTAATCTTAAAAGATTTGAGAACATCAGTGTACAAAGAATGGTAATCTTCGCCATATGTTTTGAGTTTACTGGAGAGTGGACATTTTCTCCTTTTTGTCGCCAAGTCTTCAAACAAATCCATAATTTTGTCATTTGTGGTGAATTGGCAGCAAAATAAATATTCCAAAAAATACGTTGTTTCAGTCATTTATTTTTATAAAGTTTTTCCTGTAAAATTCAATTTCTTCTGAGTATCGCAACTGTTCCGGTTGCGACGTGGGATAGTCAAAAGTGGTAAAATCCAAAGTATAAATAAATGGCGTCGTACATGCTCTTTGATTCTTTGACGCGATTGACTGACAAAAGAGATAATTTGGATCACGCTGAAAAAGTATGGTTAATAGATATGATAAATAATAAATTAAATAGTGAAGGTAAAGAGAAGCTTTATTCTTTGTTGGTGGTATATAATAAACAACAAACTAATATTTATGATCCTAAAGAACCATTTTATGAAATAGAACAGATACAACCAAGACTTCAAGTATTATGGTTTGAATTCACCAAAATGCATTTAAAATCTCAAACAGATGACAAAAGACGAAAACCTTAACCCGTTCGCAAAGTGAATGGGTTAATATCATCAAATTTTAATGCTCCTAAAGAGCATTAAAATTATTTTTTTTGGTTAAGCTTAAATTAACCTCTCATGACATTGATATCTCCACTACGTTCAAGTTGAACTGCAGATTGTGGAAGCATACCTTGGGTTGCAAACACACCCACATTATTGGATGTATATTGTGGTCCCATCACCCCAAGATTAGAAAACAAGCCCATATTACTAGCAGTCATGTATTGTGGTACCATACCAGTGGCGGCAAAACCTTGAACTATATTTGAACCTTGTGGAGCGGCACTCATAAATTTCATTAGATTTGCGCCCGTGTTATCGACCCCGGAAGAAGAACTACTGGCGTTGTATACAGGAGACCTCATAAAAGCTCCCATATTGGCTGAAAGGCCATCTGCACCACTAAAGTTCATACCTCCGAATGTTTGCATGGCATTACCAGCTGAAGCAGCCATCAACAAGGACAATTGATTATTTGTTTCGTTGTCAAATCCACCCATAACTTGCATAGCGCCTTCTTTAAGGTCAATATGAGGCTGAACAGATGGTCTGAACCAATCAGAATTGTGTGGGATAATTGGCAAATCGCCTCGAATTGGGTCTCCATGTTCCCGTAAGCGAGACTTCTTATTTGAAAACATAAACCGATCATAGGTAACGGGTTGAACAATGTCACCTTCTCCAGTTGTCAGCAAAAGTCCATCATTGGCAAATGGTGTATCAGATCTGTACGCAAGTAGACTTTCTGGCGGTAAGTTGTATTGGATTTGAGAACCATATTGCATACTCGCCGATCTTGGTGCAACTAAAGACTGATATGTGCCTGGTACCGACCAAAACTCACCCTTGTGTGCAAAATCTTCGTTTGGAGCCGCCACCCTATCGACTTTGTAAGTCATAGATGGCAAAAAATTCTCCTTAATAATTTTTTTCTTGGTCATGTGAATATAGCCCATAAGGCCTACAATCAAACCAAAGAGTAAAGCAAGACTACGTTGAATCATATTTATTACCTGTTAAATATGCAATATTTCAAGAGGTTTAATGTTTGAATAAACATTAAACTCCAATTAACCATTATTTAAACTTTGTATTTTAGGTCGTTGATAACCTTCATTTTATCTATCAATTCTTGTTCATCTATCTCAGCATCTTCCAGGTCGATATTAGTATGATCGAATACAACATTTTTAGCCTTGAGTTCCTTCTTAATTCGGTTGTAGAGAGTTTTAGAGTTGGGATGAGCCGTAAAATCAAGTAGAATCTGAAGTTGAGGGAAGAGAAGTCTTTGTGCCTTGATCTTACGTTCAGTATAACCATGTTGGGCTCTGATAGTGTAATATTGGTAATGTTCATCGTCATTTCTCTTGAGTAGGACAAATCTTTCTTGTATGTCTTCATCTTCAGGAAGAGGTGCTCTATCTTCGACTGCAATACCCAACTTACGTTGAATTGCTTTGTTTTGCTTCTTTAGTCCTTTGTTGTTGTCGAGAAGCTCTTCATTCTGATCTTTGACTTCTTTCAAGGCTGATACCGAGAGATCGCATATATTCTCTGTCACGGTGTCGTTCTAATTCTCGGTTTTCTTTCTCTTGTTGTTGTTCGAGTCGCATATCGGACATCATTTGTTCCAAAGTTGTTATTTTTCTTTGAGACTCCCGGCGGTTGAAGTAAAGCGTATACTCAACGTACAACTTAAGGAGCTCTTCAAGGTCAATATAATATTGTCTGATAATATGACCGTTTTTGGTCTTGAGTTGCATTATAGCCATTTTTATATCATTAGATTCCATGATAAGAAATTTAGATCGTGATTTGGATGCATCGTGCGGTAGTAATTGAAGTTCTTCTTGTATAGTAGGATACAACTCTATTTCTTTGTCTTTCTGGGTCAATTCACGATATTCAATGGTGTTTCGTTTCAACATTTTTATAAATGCTTGTTTTTGATCTCTTACCGCTCCTTCGTAACCAAACCATTCTAAAACCGGTCTTCCCACATATATCTTTCCTTCGATAGTCATATCATCGAGTATAGTACCATAGTTTTCTTCTTCTGGTATAAACAAACCAATAAATTTATCTAAACTGATCTTCTTATTAGGGTACTCTTCAGCCTCACAAGCTATCTTCATAACATCTTCTCGGGGTGGCACTTTAGAAACCACAATTGGCCTTTCTTTGGGTGAACGTTCTTTAATAACTCTATTCAAGGTCAAACCTGCCATCTCATAAGATCGAGAGTTATACGTAGTATTAAGGTCGCCAAAGTCCCTAATACACTCTTCTTCGATCAATTGAAGTTCTATGATTGAATGGTATTCAACCCTACGAAGTTCTCTAATAGTAAAGTTTTTTGGACCATGTTTAGCCATAAAGAGATGCAAGACACAGGTGGCTCTAGACGACCTTGCAGATGTTGAGCAAAACGTTCTTTAATAGTCTTCGTCGTTAGACCAATATAAGTCGAACTATCGAAATTGTTTTCGATAGCATAGATATAACCAATTTTAGTAGTCATAGTAAATATTTTATTATAGTGTTATTTACCATAATAAATTTCAATTTTTTATACCAGGGTACTCCAGTAACATTTCCAACGACCACTTGCCAAAAGTAGTCAAACATGGTCATATTAAGCTTAAATTTGGTCACTTTCACAAACTCCATAATATCAAGGAGACTAAAGCTTTTATCCAAAGCCTTATTAATTTTAGGGTTACTCGAACCATTTTCGGTATCAATAACCACACCCAGAAAGGACGTGGTCGATGGGGCTAAAGCCCCATCGTTAGTAACATTTGTTTTTACAAGGTCAGACATATCTTTATTTTCATCTGATTTTTCGAAATAAAAATCAATTTTTTTATGAAAAGTAATTTTAATGGTTTTTTCAATCATTAAAATTAAATTAAGAATTTTCCCTTTCGGGATTTTTGAACACTTTGGTAAATTTTGAACTGTGATCAAAATTGATCACAAATTGATAAAAACTTTTGAATCCCATTCTGTATGAGTATTTCGTCGAATCCACTAACTAACACTTTTCCGGTCGAATACAACCTTAAAGTTAAATATTTTTTCGATCTCGCATTTTCCTTCTGAATATCCTTTAAGAGAGTCGTGTAAGAATCGTACTCGATGTGGCGTACAACCTTACCACACTTTTTATTCCATGTTATATATCTAATTGGATGGTTACTAAAGTCCTTGTATGAAAAAGATTTTTTTATTGTTATTGCAGGATCATTAGGAACCATAAAGCTTAAAAAATTATTATCTATAAATTTTTGGATGATTTGAACCTTTGAATTTTGAAAAATATTTTTTGTCATATTTGCGCTCAAAGTCAGCATGTAATTGTTCAATATTGGAACGATGACAATTTCTAAACGATTGTGTTCTTCAGTCTTAAAATTATGGCTAACAACGGGACAAAGCCCCGCTGTATCATTATCGTCTTTAGTTGCCGACACATACCTAAAAATATCATTGGTTTTATTAATTTTTTCAAGCAGTAAAAACACCTTATAAACAACTTTTTCTACATCTACAACTGGTATACCAACTACTTGGAATGTACCGACGGCGGTGATCTTGATTTGAACCATTTTTTTCTTTCGTTTATCGAGTGTATGGCACATTATAAGGTGGCATGCGTTCTTAAAACCAGTTTTTGTTTTGAACAGGTCATCTTTTCCTCTAATTGTATTTTTATATTTTAATGCTACAAGTGTACCGGAACGACAGGATTCTATTTCTTTTTCTAACAGATCAATGTGGGCGCCCAAAGCATCCACAAGATTGGATAAATTTATTGAAAGGTTTGATTTAACCATAAAAGACTGTAAAATGGGGGTATGGAAAATATTTGTGTAAACTGATTTATTCGCCGACAAATCAGTCTGTTGGTCAACCAGAACTTCACTTGAAATAGATGACATCTTATGGTTTATTTATACTTAAAAATAAAAAATTAATCATTTTTTAAAATCTGGTAAATTTAAATTTATGGTGTAAATCAACCAGCAGCAAATTGAATTGCAATCACGGAAAAAATGGATAAATAAAAGATGTATCTAATTGTGCACGAAACTTCTTTATCAAGTCTTTCGGGGATTTTAAAGGCGAACACTCTCCTTAAAAGTTCCAAAATACAAGAACTTGGCCTAACAACGTCTCAAGGAAGTCCCAAGAGAAGACTTTCAACAAATCCAAAGATTTCTCTCACAGACACAAACTTCAGTGACAAATTTGACGAAGTTGATGGTGTATACTTTCGACTACTGACAGTCAATACACCAATCAAGGCACACTATTCTGGTGATTGTGTCTTGATTTTTTCCAAGGATATTTTGAACCATAACAACTTTATAATCAATACCGAAGAAAATTTTGGATTTTGTATTGCACAAGATGGTGAAATTGCCCCATCTCAGTTTTCAGGAGAGGAAGGTATGACTATCAGCAACCCTGATAATTTACATTTGTTGAAAGGGTACACATTCGATCCTTATTCTTCAGAAATCTTGATATTGGATAACGTTAACCTTGGAGGATTAAAATCGATATTTGTCAAAAGTGATTTAATGGATGATAAATTAATCGATGAATGTCAGCATAAAAACATTCAACTCTATTCTTTATCCCTTTAAGGTTCAACCTACTTAAAAATGGGTTAGTCAACTAATTCCTAGAATTTCTTTCTTTTTTTCTTTTATGCCTTCTTCAGGCATAAAAGAGTAGTTTAAAATTTTATAGTGACGCTTCGTTTGTTTTAATGATCTTTACAACCATAATAATCAAAAAGATGACAAAGGCTGGAAGAACCAAATAAAGTAATATGTCTTCAGTTGAAAAATAACTTGACACGGGTAAAAGTCCACTGGGACCACCCCCGGGTGGAGTAGATGGAGGTGGTTGTGGAGTACCTCCAGGTTTATATCCCTCTTCGGTTTTTTTGTAGTAGTCTTCGTTTTGTAAGAGTTGTGGAGGTTTGTTACTTAAAGTTTTAAATGTTGTTTTTTGTGGTGGTTTTACAACCGTAAACGTGACTATTCCACCGCATCTATGTCTCTGGCCTTGACTATCCACAATATCGACAATTTTTCCAAATTGAGCAACTTTATTGAAAGGGTACATTGCCATCTTAAAATAACCACTATCTCCACCCCAATTTGGACCCCACGAATTTCTACAGTACCAAAACGGCACATCTCCCTTTTTATTATTGTCGTATAATATATTTTTGGCTACACCCCATCCTATAATTGCAACAGCGTGAGAACCTTTATAATTTTGACCACTAACCTCGGCATCATTAAAGGTCAAAGATGAACCAGGAATGTAGTTTGCGCGTTCAAGATATACACCACCATTAATTTTCGTAAAATATCCTGAACTAAAATTTCTCATGACAAAGTACCCTGTTAGCACAGGACCATGTAATAAAATGTGCTTTTTAATTGCTGAGTGCATGTTTTCAGCGGTGGTTGCCCCCTGCCCAATTGCCAACGTTTTAATATCCTTGTTTATGAGATAATTGTAATGCTGAACGTCACCACCATAATAACACGCACACTCTTGTGGTACAAGAGAAGATAAATTTTGAGCTTGAAAATGCTGGACAGCTTGACCATTACATTTTTCATTCTTGGCACAAAAAGAATAATCTAAACAATGTTTTGATGGTATGCCGGAACCTCTTGCAATATCTTGCAACAATAAAGCTGGGCTACCACCATCACACTTGCCCTGAGGGTAACATGTTAAGGCCCACGTGGTTGATATTTCTGGTCTCCAGTCGACCAGTCCAGCCGCAACAAAAGCATCACCAATAACACTTGCAGTTGATATAGCCCAGCAAGATCCACAAAGATATTGGTTGTCTGGAGGCATTATATTTTTTTTTTGAGCTTTACGGTTCGCATCATCCGCCGGATACACAAACCTCCAATCGTATACTTCTGGTGGTTCGATATCATGATCACTTGCAGTGAACCTTAGATGAAGGTCCAAATGATCTTGATCAGAGTATGATTGAGTATACTTCAGAAAATTAATGTGTGTATTGAGCGGCGGTAGTACAAAATCGGGTGTAGTCGCCTTCAATGCAGCTTCGTGTTCATCGTGGTGCAAACCACCAATAATATGAACAGGTCTTTTCTTGGCCAAATGATGGTGCAAAGGATCATTTATTCTGATTTCATTCATTTATTAGTTGGAGAATACTGTGATAACTTTGCCGATATGCGAGTTCAATAATTTTCAATTTGACATACCAACATAGGTTAAATACCAACTTTATGGTTAAATTGACCACCAACACAGTGAAAAGTGGATGCTACCCACTAGACGATTTTATGCTTCTTGGAAGCATAAAATTGAAATATGATAATCTTCCGTGGGTACTACCCTTGCCTAGGAATGCATATTGATCCAATGTTGAAGACGCCTTTGAATTAACACTTGGCGATTAAATTTATTTCAATTTTATGCTTCAAAAAAGCATAAAATTGTGTCTTAAATTGGAAAGCCTAAACCACCACCCATACGAGCTAATGTGGTTGATAAATTGCACATGGATAAAGCGACCTCAAACGCTTTCCTTTGTTCATCTTGTTTATCCTTAATATAATCCATACATTCTTTATGTTCAAAGTGTTGGGCCAAAACGTGAAGACAATTTTATACCAAACAAAGAAAAAGAAAGTGGATGCTACCCACTAGACGATTTTATGCTTCCAAGAAGCATAAAATTGAAAACTTCAAATTTTTCCTAGTTCCCCCTTTGCTTTTTCAATCCATTTTTCAAATTAAAAGTATGGAAATTTATCTATGGTATGAACCATACCATTAGAAGCCAAAATGTCTGGAATCAACACTCTTGATTTCCCATTCAGAACGATTCCAAACGGGGGTCTGTTATAGGTTTGAGGTTCAAATTGAACACAGTGGGGTGTTTCAACAGTCAAAGTATTGACCAAATCTCGAGTTCTGTATCTGGTAAAGGCACTTTGCATCATCATAGTTGTTGATAACACACTCGGAAGAGTGACGCTATTGACCATTGTTCTGGCCAATTCAAAATTTATGGCGATTATCTCCTTCTCTTCAATTTTTTCACCGATACACGCTTTTAAGGTTGTTCGAGGAAACAAGAGATCAATTGGAACAAATATGGTCATTTTAGCCTGTGGATCATTAAAAACGTCTTCCATACGAGCAATCCTCACAAGTTCTCTAAAAGAGTCATATTTACTTAAAATTTGCCATAGCGTCGGCGGTAATTTTTGATCGCTTCGACCACTTGAAGTATAATAGGAACTTTGTACAAGTTCTAAATCTGGTGTATATGGTGGATGTTTATCCACAACAGTAGTAATTGTTGGTAGGGCAAAACTCATCTTTATTTTATACCTTTTTACGAGTTTTTTATAACTTTTTATAACTTTCAGGCATAAAAAATAAATTTGTGCAAATATAACATCACGAAATGGGTTAACGAGCATATAAACCTTCCGAGAAACCATGTTTATGAGTTTTGATAAAATTTATAGTTGGGGTGTCTATTAACCCTGTTTTAGTGAGAACACCAGAATTTTGTTGCAACAGTTTAATGGCGTTGGTCGTTTTTACTGGACTAACTGCACCCTGGATATAACCAAAAACTTTGAGGTATTCTAGAACCATCTTCTTATCATTTTCGGTTTGAACAAATACATGGATTTCTGGTGTAATTCTTCCATTAACCAACATATCATTTTCTCTTTGAAGTTGCCTCAAAGACCTCCTTAATTCGTGTTTAGAGTAAGTTGATGATTCCAAGTAACCACAATCAATCAAATATGTGATGATTTCATCTCTCGTAACTGTTGTATCAGCAACGATGATGCTTTGCCTCTCCGAACCCATGGTGCTTTGCACCATCGTTGAGGAGAGGCTTTGCCTCTCCGAAGTAGCAGTCGAATAATAACAAATTTGCACAAGGCATATTAAAATAAAAAGGGACTTCATTTATTTGCTATTTTTTTTAAATTTTCAACTCCACAAGTCAAACTTCCAATTTCCACGCAATAATCGGACTTTTCAAGTCGATTGATGAAAAAATTAATTAATGATAGAATTTGACCACTCGGTTTATAGTAAATAAATGAGTGCTTCACCCAGTAGAAATTGTTCTTATGCACCTTTGGCATGCTATAATGCTTCCGGTGACATAAAGGTTCCAGTACCTGTTACTGCGACCCAAGGGTTTTATGTCGTTCCAGACTATCAAACATATGGTTATCAAACCTTGACCGGAGCCAGATCTGGTGCTGGACCATCATGTTCTGGTTACTTTACACTTGATCACGCTTATGGTAGCTGCAACTCCATGGCTTATGTGAGACGAAGTTGTATGTAAAAAAATGTGGATTTTTAAGTTCAATTGAACTTAAAAATTATAAAAATTTAGACGTCTTGTTTTGAGTCATTGATTACCTTCATCTCATCCACAAGTCGTTGTTCTGTTATTTTTGATTCTTCGAGGTCGATATTGTTCCCTTTGAAGGTAACATTTTTAGCCTTCAAATTCTCCTTAATTCGAGTGTATAAAGTTTTAGAAGTTGGATTACACTTAAAGTCCAATAGAACCTCTAAGTTTGGAAAATGTTTAAGCTTAGTTTTAAGCTTGCGATTGGTGTAGTCGTTTTGAGCTCGAATAATGTAGTAAGGGTAGTATTCATCGTCGTTTAGTTTTATCATAACAAAACGTTCGCGTTTCGACTCGTCCTCGGGCTGTGGCGCTCTATCTTCGACCGCTATCCCCAATTTATACTGAACTTTTTTGACCTGTTTGTGGAGTCCATCGTTCTGATCTTTGACTTCCTCAAGGCTGATACCAAGAGAACGCATGTATTGTCTGTCGGCTTCTCGCTCTTTTTGGCGTTCTTGGTCTTGTTTAACCATAAGGTCTTTTAATTCGTCTATCTTATCTTTCTGTTGATAAATGGTATTATCTTTAATCTCATTTTCTAAGGTCAATTTTTCCATTGTTTCTTCGGCTTCTTTAATCTTTTGTTTTAAGGCTTCGCTGTCCATATTTTTAAACTCTTTGACAAAGTAGTTGATTATGATGTTATTGCACCTGTCATAGAACTCAATTGAGACCCAAGAGGCAATATCTAAAATCAACTCTTTAGGTACATATGTACCAGTAGTTAATTGAGTTTTAAGATCTTTGTTATCGCCTTTGATTTCGTATAGGAAGCCGCTCTGAGAATTCTCAGAGCGGCTTTCATAGTATTCAATAATACGCTTGGATTTCTCCAATCGTTTCCATTCAAAGAAATTTTTATTACCAAGCTGACATAACTTAGTGGCATTAAAATATCCAGTTTTTTGATCGATGACAAGTTTAAAGTCGCTAAAAATTCCATAGTGGTATGTATCCTTAATATGTTGATAACAAACGTCATTTAAAGAGGTGGTTGTTTCAATTGATTCGTGTCGCAGAATAGGGATACAACCAAGTTGAGTAAAAACCTCTTCAATTTGGTTTAAAGAAACCTTAAAAAATTCATTACCCTCATTATATTGTTTTAAAGCCGAATGAACCTTACCCTCTAATTCTTTTGCGTTGTCAGATTCATAAACGAGTTTAGGATAGAAACAAGGTTCAAATTTTCGATACTTGTTAAAGGTCTCAAGTCGATCATCTAAGTCTTGAGTATATCCAATCTTATGAATATTACATGGTTCAATACTAGTATTAGTGATAACATATAGATTTATCAGTTTTTTTAAACTTCATCCAACTTTTAATTTCTTCAAAAAATTCAAAAGGTACATAAGTACCAGTAACTTGTTTGTTAAGTTTATCGTTGTTTTGAAGCTTAACTTCATAAGTTATCTGAGGGCCACCGGCCCTCAGCTTTTGATAATATTCGACCATATTTTTAGATTTTTCCAATCGCGACCATTTTTTATATTCTTTACCACCATTAACACACAACTTTGTTGCATTAAAGTACCCAGTCGCCTTATCTATAATCAGCTTAAAGTCTCCAAAGATACCATAGTAGAAAGTATCCTTAATATGCTCATACGCACAATCTGATAATTCAATGTTTTCCATAGTTTATTTATACTTAAATTTTATAAAAAAAATCAATTTTTGTATGAGAAGATGAACCATTCGCTGCAGAGAGGCTTTGTCTCTCCTCAACGATGGTGCAAAGCACCATTCGCTAGAAATGTATCACATGTGATACATTTTACTGTGATAGGTCGACCCTTTGTGGCCAAAGGAATTAAAGTACTATCCAACCACAATGGTTGTGGTTGAAAATTATCATTAAATTAGCCAATTAATAAATGGCTTATAGATGTAATCCGTGCAGACACACATCTGCACCTTTTCCAATTGCACGTTCTGAATGGGATATGAAGCAGAATGCTTACTTCTGTCCAGATTGTCAATGCGACTATACTTTGGCAACAAACAAGTTTCCAAATCCACCACCACCAAAAGGTAATTGTGGGTGTGGTTGCAAACCAGCATGCGACTTTAAACCCATAAGACCACCAATTGGTGTTGATCCTTGCTTTCCACCACATCCATCATCGGTACCTGGATGCTTGATTAAACCATGTACAAATGGTGGTGGTGGGTGTGGTCCTCATCCGATGCCACCCCACGTTGTTCCAAACAATCATCCTCATCCGGTACCACCAGGTCATCATCCAGTTGTACCTCATCCGGTGGTTCCCCACAACCCTATTTCACCACCGCATGTTACACCGGTACCCAAAGCAAACTCTTTGGCATCTTACTTTTTCTTTTGAAAAAATTTAAATTTTAATGCTTTAAGCAAGCATTAAAACATGTTTGTTTAGCGATAGTTCAACTTTATGTTAGGTTTATACGTGGGTAGGATCTCTTTTAACCATCGCCATGCTTCAATCTTGTTAAAGTTGAAATCAACCTTTGAAAACAATTCAGTTCGTTTAATTGTCTTTGTGGTTGAATCTAACGTGTCGAGATACCCTTTGATTTTATACTTGAATTGATCTTCAATCGAACCAATATTAACTATAATATATTCACGACACTTCCCAAGGTCAATTAAGGCATTCATAATAACTTCTTTTGTATTTATTACCTTAAATTTTATCTAATCAATTTTCTGTATTTTCTTCTTAAATATTTGATTTAATGGTATTTTGTACCATTAAAACAATAAAAGTTTGAATTTAACCTAATTTAGGTACAAGTTATCCATCATTTTTTTAGATTTTTGAAAAACAAAGTTAAAGGTTCTTTTATTCATAATTAATGGTTCTTGAAAATAGGCCTCTGTGTACCTTTCGGTCGAAGTATTATTTAGTGCAACTGTGGCTCGGCACGGACCATCGGTTTCAACTCGTGATATACCATCGGTTTCAGTTCTTGATCGTGTATCAAGACCGTCACTTTTTCGAGTTGTAAAGTATATACCACAATCATCTTCCCCCTCATCAACACCAAACCAAACAATCAAATTTTTCTGGTTATGTCCACCATGTTTCTCGAATAATTTTTGTTTTCTTTCATTCAGTATTTCCAGACCATAAACTTTATCTTTGATCGGAAAAGATGAAATACGACCACCATCTTCAATTTTGATGCACGGTGACCGAGTATCGTTATGTTCAAATTTGAAAAAAGAGGTCTCAATAGCCTTAAAAAATGGGAACACGGATTCATGCTCCTCGGCGCCAAAAATATTCACGTTATAACTTTGTGGTCCATTTTCTTCAATAACGATAGGTAACAAAGTTTTATAATTATTTTGGTTGGAAGACACGCTAAATTCAACATGTCCTTTAGTTCCAAAAGTTAATGTTATACTCTCCATTGTTTATTTAATTTCTTTTTTTGAGACGTGTTTTCATTTTCTAAATTTAGAAATTGGTTTTGGTCTTCCTCCACAACCACAAAATTTCTCAATGTTTTTGTTGGCGCCATCGAACCTTTTTTGAAATTGTTGGAGTTGTTTAATAAATCCTGGATTAGGGTTAATTATACCACGTTTTTGCCTCAAAAAAGAAATAGCCTCAAACGTGTCCATACCACAATATTTAATCAAATATGCCACCACGATTGTTGCTGAACGTGAAATCCCCATTGCACAATGACTCAATACTTTACCTTTGCGAGCCAAACATTGGTCGATAAAATTAGCCGCTTTATCAAAGTACAAGGAAATATTTTCATGAGGCAAGTCGACTAATGCAAGACCGAGATAGTCGATTCCAATATCTTGATAATAGTGATATCCACTCTGTACTTCGCCTTCTGCTGCATTGATCACACCAGTTATATTCAATTTTTTCAACAAACTCTTGTCAAGCGCACACTCGGCATTGCTGATAAAAATTTCTCCAAGTTCTTTTGAACCATGAACTATACAAACACTGTCAATATTATAAAACATGTTTATTAACTCTTTTCTGCCAAACTTTGTCGTTTACCCGATGCCCATAGGGCAAAAGTTTATCCACAAACGAATTTTTTAACCATAAACTAAAAGGGACCAATATTTTTAACCATTAAATTTTCAAAAATCTGAATTTTTTGAAATCCTGAATTTTGAAAGTTGACGACCAAAATTGAGAGACAATCGTAGATTTTCAAAAGTTGCGATCATCCGAATATTCAGCAGATCCAAAAATCTACGATTGTCTCTCAAAATCTGAAAGTTGCGATCGTCAGATTTTCAAATCCTAGAAAAAATTTTTTTTAAATCTTAAAGTTTTTCAAAAAGTGGATGAGTTTAAAGTTTTCAGAACCACAATTTTCAACTATTTTTAAACCAAATAGTTTGTGGATAAACGTTTGCCCGTGGGCAAACACTAACCGATGCCCTCAGAGCCCTTAGCGTTCAAACAACAGTTTAATTTGATGTAGTCGGCCTCAAGTAGTCGTGCTACATTAATCTGAAGCATTGAAGTTAGTGTGTTTTATGGGTAATAGGACATTACTAATAAATAATCCGTGTACAATGGCAGCTAAGAGTAAAAAAATTTTGCTTCAAAATCTAAACACCTTAATTCTTGAGACTATACTTTCAATTAAGGAAGATGGTGAAGATATACCTTTAACCGAAATTAGAAAACAATGGGAGTCCCCAGATTTTCAAAAGAAGATGGCGGTAGAGGTATTTGGCATAAAGAGTAAAAATTTGACGCCGGGACCCAAGCGCAACAAGTCAGCTTACATGTTCTTTTGTCAGGATATGAGACAAAAGATAGTAGCCGACAACCCAGAATGCAAGCCCCATCAAATAATGTCTCTTTTGGGAAGCAAATGGAGAGAATTAACCACAAAACAAAAAAGTAAATATTATGAACAAGCAACCGAAGATAAAGAACGCTACCTTGATATGAAAGAATTGGAAAAAAGGAGGAATAAGACCCCAAGTAAATTATCTTCTTATTTTCTCTTTTGTGAGGACGAAAGGCCTGTAGTCAAGAAAGAAAACCCACAAATGAAGACCAAAAAAGTAACAGCTGAATGTGGTAAAAGGTGGAACGACCTTAAAATTAACGATCCTGAAAAATATAAATCTTATGTTGAAAAAGCAGCAAAGTAGAATATTTTAAAGAGATAATAAAATGCCAAGAGACAAGAAAGTGATTCATAGAGCCACTTCAGATGTGGAAGATGAGGTCATAAGTGATGAAGAACCTATCACAAAAGAAATACAACACAAATCTGACGTATCAGATAAATTGAAAAAATCTGAAGATCCAATTGACCTTGCAGAAGAGAGAAAAAAACATTTGAAAAATGCCATTCTAAAACGCACTATCGCATTGAGACAACAACGTGAAAGAGACCGGCAACAAAGAGTCGGTTCTACTCAAAAATATTAAATTTTAATGATTTTAAGAACCATTAAAAAATCCACTTTCTCAAACGGCCCAAATAGCCTTTGCCCTACGAAGCTAAACGATGCGTAGGGCAAAGGCTTATGCATTCCTGGGCAAGGGGGGAACCCACGGAAGATTATAAAAATTTCAATATTTCAAATTTTATGCTTATAACAAGCATAAAATTTGTTAGTAAGTAGTAACCACTTTTTGATAAACTAAAGGTTAAAATAAGCATAAACTAAAAAAACTAGGGATTAAATCGGATACAAAATGGAATATCGAATGGGGTTTTTATGTTAAAATTTATGATGTAGCTCTTGGTTTGCTGCAACAACGATGGTGGATTTTTATTGTACCGGCAATGATAGTCGTCATACAGGTCAAATATGCCTATTACGCTCGGGCCACGTAGGCCGACAAAGTCGGCCGTAGTACCAACCCTTGTATGGGGTTCCTCAAACAAGTCTTTATAACAAAAATAAATTTTAATGGAGTGATAGCAGCACAAATGAGCTTTTGATGGTTTCAAAACTTGGTTGAATGCGTTTTGCTTCGACGTTGGCTTATCCTCCAAATACACATATTTGAACATTTGTACCACATTTTCGTTTGTGTGGTATATTTTGCACCCACAAACGATGTTATTTGACTTGTTCAAAAAATGTTCTTTAAGAGCCCTGTATAAATAAGACTTGCCGTTTTTTTGGCTCCATATACAATGAAACTTCCAAATGGTACCGAATGGTACATTTTGACTATGGTATCAAAAATTGTTTGTTGTCGCACTGTTAGCTCCATTTTTAACCTTAATTTAAATTTTTCAACTACGATCATTTTTCTTGGTGTTCACTCATACTCATCATAGTCAACAAATGTCTCATCGTAATCAAAGTCTTCTTCAATGGTCTCTTGATACTTTAAAATTTTGTCCATATCAAGTCTAACATCAAACATTGATGTTCCGACTTTTGCCCTCTTACCACACATGATAGATGCCGATACTCCAGTCAAATCGTCAACTTCTGCATCTCGAGCCGTCTTGTAAAAATTTTCCATAATCTCCTCAAAACCAACCTTAGAAAAAGGTTTTTCTCCTCTCATTGTGTACCGGGTTAATGATTGAATTGTTCCAGTAAATGTTAATCGATCTGCTCTCAATTTTATATGACTCAAGTCAACCCCAGATCCCATTATTTCAACCATTTCTTTTATCCTAAATTCTCTGGCTGCTTCTATCCCTAAAGTGTTATAAATATCCCAAACGTTGTTTGTGCTTGTGTTTTCCACATCAACATCGTCCAAAGTGTAGAAATCTTTGAGGCAACCACCATCGGTTTGAATGTACCATACTTTATGGATTTCGCATTTTTGGAAAGAAATAGCCTTAACTCCTTCAAGACCACAAATAAAGGTTGGAAACAACGTGTTTGAAATGAATGTATCCAACTTATGGTTCTCAATTCCACAAAAAACATCAAAATAAATTTTATCAAGGGTTAAAGGTGAAAATAAGCATAAAATATCATGTTTTTCTTCCAATGTTTCTTTAATGGTATCTGGGGTTATTTTGTAGCTAAACAAAATATTTTTTTTCAAAGTAAATCTGACCCTAGTTTTTACATCTTTAAATGCGTCTGTGATACCATACAATTTTTTAAATGTTGGATACCACCATTCTTTTTCCGATTTTTCAATGGTCCATTCTTCCACAATGTCGTTAAAATTCAAATGTTTGATATGCACCCCCATATTCCTTATTTCTTCTATGGTCGAGTTGCTCTTGGTAAAATAAATTTTACCAATGATATTTTTAGGGTTCTTTGTAGCATTATTAATTTCTTGAAATCTTGTCAGACAATTTGATACAACTCCTGTTGTCGATGAACCCGCCACGTGGAATGTGTTGAGAGTTGCTTGGGTGCTAAATTCTCCCATACTTTGTGCTCCAATGATACCAACACATTCGCCCGGAGTCATTAAGGTTTGATAAAATCTTATTTCCAACTCTGTTTTCAATAATGGTATCATTTCATCACAAATTTCAATTTTTTTCAATTGTTCCACGATTGGGGCTTTCCGAAGCATACAAATTCGAGTTTCAACATCGGTGGGTATATGTGGTCGTGGTTGGATAAAATCAACCATAAATTCAAGTTCTTCATCGTCCAACTTTCGAAAAACACAATTTTCAAATGGTTTCTTTAACCTTTGCGCGAGCCGATAGATATCGCAAATTGTTTGATTCCCATCAACCACAATAGTTTGAGATGGATCATATCCAACGTCTCCAAAAATATATTGGTACAAACGACCATTAACATCTCGAACTGTGTAATCTGGGTAAATTTTTATGTCTTCATTCAACTTTACACCTTGCCGTTGACCATACCCAGAAACAGACGTTAATAGGGCTGTATCGATCACACCTTTTCTACCAGCCATCGCATGATGAAGAAATTCTCTAGGGCGCAATCCTTCCACAAAGCTTCTTTCAATGAAACCTCGATTCTTGAATTCGTTGTCTTGTGGATGAATCAAACCATAAACTCGTTTACCATCTATTGTTTGTTGACCCAGCATGCTTGTTATCTGACATATGTTGAATATGCTTCCTTTACTCCCTGATTCTTCTGTAACTTTGAAATTATTTAATGGAGTAAGAGAGTCTTTACTTTTTTTCATAGATTGATCGGTGAGCGAAGAAAATGCGCCAAGTATTTTTTGTTCTCGAATAAAAGGGTTGATTGTCACCTCTTTGAGAGTTGATGCTTTCATAAAGGCAGATTTGCTCAACAATTCAATATCTTTTTTGGAAGATTTATTTTTAAGGCAGTCCGCAGCATTAATTGTGAATCCCCTTTCAATAAGGTATTTATTGGTCACAAACTGAATATTGTCGATGAAAGAAGACACGATAGTTTCACCATAATCTTTATAGATTATTTTTATGAGTTGACTGACCACATTTTTTTCAAGAATACCACTCACAAACACACCATTTTTAATGGTCATACCAATCTTTGAATTGATGAAATCAAAATCGTATGGAAATAAAAATGAAAGGATACCTTTACCATTAAAAATACAAGAATTTGAAATATTTTCAATGTTGAGCGTCTGGTGTATGTTATCCATTCTTTCAACAAAATTATTAGGTTTGTTTATGATCATTAATAGGTCAAAAAATTGATCTTTTTCCAGGGTTTGTTTTGACCATTCTTCTTTCGACATGTAAAACAGTCCAATGAGAGAGTCTTGAACAATGGATACATTCGGTTTGCCATTCTGACTGGACATGATACACTTTGGTGCTGAACTCAATTCTTTCAATTCGGCTATGGCCTCATATGACTGTGGAACATGGATGTTCATTTCATCACCATCAAAGTCGGCATTGTAAACTTTTGTCATGGCCAAATTCATCTTTAAAGTTTTACCGGGTATAATAACAACTTTAAAGGCTTGCATGGAGCCTTTATGCAAAGTGGGTTGTCGATTCAATAGGACATAGTCGCAATCCATGAGTTGCCGTTTGACTATATCTCCAATTTCAAGCTCAATTTTTTTGGTTTCAGGGTACTTTACCTCCTTTAATTTTTTACCATTTCGAATAATGCTGTCTCCTTCCTTTAAGACAAACTTAGTATCTGTTATGGTTATCCTCGAACCATCTCTTTCAATAACGTCGCCAAAATATAAAAGAGAACCCCGAAAATTTATAATGTTTTTAAGGTTGATGCTACGTTTAGGATCGGACGCTTTAATCAGAAAGTTTGCCTTACCACTATTGACTATATCAGTCAATTTGGTGATATTAAACGGTGCAACATGGACTGGTATAGTCAAGATTTCGGCCATTTCTTTTGGTATGCCCAATTCGTCCAATTTTAAGGTGGGATCTGGTCCAATAACTGTTCTTCCAGATTGATCGCATCGTTTTCCCAACAAATTGTGACGTATTTGACCCTCTTTACCAGCAATTCGCTCTTTGAGTCCTGTTATGGGCCTCGCAGTGGCTGCGTGTTTTGCCTTTTTTTTCGAATTGTTGAAATATGTGGATATTCTGAACTTTAAATTGGTAAAATGTTTTTGTTGAATATCAGATGTTGGAAGAAGGCTCGATTGAAGCACTGATTTTTTTCGTTTTAATTCTGTTTTCGTAAGGTATTCTTCACTTAAATATTGATTGTTTTTTATGATTTCGGTTAGCTGGTATGTAAGGTCATCGTCACAACAATTTTCATCAGACATGACATATGGACGACAACATGGTGGAAGTATAGGAAAAACCGTAAAAATAAAGTTTTTAGGATGAGACATGGTTGGATTGAACCCCAAAAATTTAACTGTTTCATCGTTCATGTTCTCCAAAACTCTTAGTATTTTGCGCGTGTCAACAGGGACTTTGTCCTCGTCGACTATAGTCTCATTTACTACCGACAAAGCCGTCTTCTCAGCATCGCACCTGTAACAATGTTTGATATTTTTGACCCACAACAGAATTTCTGAAAATTTTTTCACCATGTTTTCAAGTTTAAGATGGTCCTCCGAGAGCACAAAACCATAACACTCAAAACATATACATCTGAGTACATTAGTCACATCGTTGATAAAAATTGGGTTCACTACCGGATGCTCCAAGCTAAAGTGTCCAAAATGACCTGGACACTCCCATACGTCTTTATCGCATGTTTTGCAACTCTCTCCATTTTCTATGGTTCCCATGAACTTGGAGTATATATTTTCGCCTTTATCAGACACTTTGACCGCAGTCACACTACAACAAGACATTTTCAGAATTTCCTCTGGTGACAAAACACCAAAAGAAATCTTTGATATATCTGCTACTTCAGTTGATTGATTGTTGAACATTTTGTATAATCTTTATTTTGTGGATATTTTCAAGCGTAAATTTCAATTTTTAAAATTTTATGTTATTGTCTAAATAAATATGTGTATCAACAACCTTAAAACCCCTATTATAAACCGACAACAGCGAAGAAGAGCGTTGTTGGGCTATGCTTGCTGACATGGAAGCTAGACTCAATGTGATTGAAGCAGACCAAGCTGAAGTTCGAGCAACCCAAACTGAAGTTCGAGTAGATCAAGCTAAAGTTCGCACAACTCATGCTGAAGTTCGAGCAGACCAAGTCACACAAGCAGAACAAATTGCTTTAGTTCAAAAGCAAAGTGAAGAAGACCTTATTTTTATGAGAGATCTCAACGCTCAGATGGAAGCTTGTTTAAGTCATTAATTTAATTTATTTTTTAATTTATTTTTTAAGCTATTTTTAAGCTTAAAAAATATTTTTTCTAACATCGTTGAGTGCACTTCCTACAAACTGACATGTTGACTTGCGCCTTCAGTCTCATGTTTTCTGTTGTTAAGTCACTACATCTGTTTTGAAAGTCTTGTCTCTCTCGCCGAAGAGAGTCGCAGGTAGTTTTGGCTGTTTCGAGCTTATTTGTCAACCTTGAATTCTCACTAGCTAAATTTGTTTTGTCGTTAGTCAACTTTGAGTTGTCGTTAGTCAACTTTGAGTTCTCTGACTCCAGACGTTGAATCTTATTATTCAATTCAGTAATTTTATATTCCATCGACATTTTATAGTTTATTTTTACCATAAAAAGTTTGAAAATAATTCAATTTTGTGTATTCGAAAAAAGTTATACTTTAATGGCCAAACAAGCTTCCATCTGAGCGTTGAGATCTCTCATAAAAATAAGGTCTTCTTCACTTTGCTTTTGAACTAAAGCAATTTGTTCTGCTTGTGTGACTTGGTCTGCTCGAACTTCAGCATGGGTTGCTCGAACTTCAGTTTGGGTTGCTCGAACTTCAGCTTGGTCTGCTTCAATCGCATTGAGTCTAGCTTCCATGTCAGCAAGCATAGCCCAACAACGCTCTTCTTCGCTGTTGCCGGTTATAATAGGGGTTTTAAGGTTGTTCATACACATATTTATTTAGACAAAAATAACAAAGAAAATTTAATGCGTTAAACAAGCTTCCATTTGAGCGTTGAGATCTCTCATAAAAGCAAGGTCTTCTTCGCTTTGCTTTTGAACTAAAGCAATTTGTTCTGCTAGTGTGACTTGGTTTGCTTCAATCACATTGAGTCTAGCTTCCATAGCCCAACAACGCTCTTCTTCGCTGTTGTCGGTAATAGGGGTTTTAAGGTTGTTGATACACATATTTATTTACAAAAATACCATCGATTTTTAATACTTCAAACAAGTATTAAAAATCTTAACACTCACATTTTAATACAATTCTAAGATAAAAGTGATTATTTCTTATATTGACCATATCTACAAACCATCAAACAAAAACAATATCTGGCTCTGATAAAGCTTTAAAAATGTTCTGAACATCAATGTGTCTTAGGTTGTAAGTGAACACAAACACAGATAATTCATCTATAAACTCGGATTGTGGCAAACGACACCATTTAACTTTTTCGTGAAGAGAATGGTTTGGTGTAACCTCAAATATTTTCCGAACTCTGATATGATTAAGAATGGTCGTGTCAAGCGGAACACTCTCAATAAGATAATTATGGCAAATAAGTTTGTATGATGTCTCCACTCCAACACGAAAGATGTTCTTGTTATAGTCTGTACCACACATTATACAAAAGTCTCTAAACGATTCTGATGTCAAATCAAGGGCGTCCAATACCTTAAATTTTGAAACTTGAGTAAAGGTCAAGTCGTTTGTGTTAAAGTTAATTATAGCCTTTAAATCCTTCTCTCCAAAAGGGTTAAAGTAAGCCAAAACATCTGTATCTTCGGATACAACATAGTCCACAACGCCGTCATAAAACATTGATACACAATCAGTTTCGGCTTCTCCATTACTCTGAATCCAACTTACCCCCATCAAGTCAAACAATTCTTTAAGGATGACGATATCCTCAGGTGTTATAGAAATTTCATACCTCTTTCGACGGGCAATTTCCTCCTTAATAATTTCAACGTCAATAAATGTTTTAGACCGAGTTAATGTCTTTTTGACCAGTAAACTCTTGTTATTTTTAAACTTCAACTTCTCCATAGTTTGCTTCAACAAATCAGTTATGGTACCTGTGCCCACATAAGCATTTAAATCTCGTTCCAGAGAGTCAGTTTTATCAGTCATCTTTTGTCGTTGTTCACGCCTTCCTTCTTGAGCTGGTGCTTTTTCTGGTGGTGCTTTACCTTCAAACACAAATATAGGATGAATATCCCACTTCCGCAAAAATGCAATAAAGGTTATAAAACACCCTAGCCAATCGAAAGAAGAAGGGTCACAAACACCTTTAAATTTGAATAAAAACATTGGTGTATCTATAGCTATCTTGGTATATTTTAATGTTGCGATATGTATGGTTTCATGAACCTCGCGCTTCTTCAAAAATTGACTCAAATTTTTAATTCCCATTGTTCTTTATTGTTAACCTTAATTTTGGAAAAAAATTCATTTTTATTTTTTAAAGTTCTTGGAACTTTAAAAATTTATTTTGTTTAACTCTTCACCGGGCGCGCTTCTTCGTTGATATGGCATGTTCTTCAATAGTATCCTCCAAGTTCACGGTATGGTGAATTGTTAGCATACATCATACCAGATTGACATTGTCGACCCGATTGCTTGACTTGAGCCTGAGCTTGTTGGTAGCTGTCATAGGTACAAAGTCCCCCTGGTTTGACATATGAAGACAATTGTTGTCCAAAAGTTCCACCTGTATTGTGGAGATTACGCATAAATTGTTGGCTTTGTTGGGCCCCTTGAAAACGTTCATCATACAACCATTCTCCTGTGATACCCTCCATAGACAGATTGATGTAAGGAATATACTGTGGTCTGGATACCTCATTTTCAACGTGTAGTCTGTCTAGAGCGCTGTTACAACCAGCACTTTTCGTATTGAAACTGTCTGGGCACGCTGGTCTACCCGCCAAGTCAAACCCAGTCCACAATGGACAAGTTTTTTCAGAGGCGGGGCCAATAATACGGTGGGACTCAAGCCTATTGGCCCATCCCGCATCAACCTTACACGTGCGTAAGGCCGATTCTAATGATATAGCTCCTGCGGACATTTATTTACTCGTTTTTCAGAGTCAAAACACACTACAATCTTGGAATAGTGTAACAAAAAATTTTATATTTTTAAGCTCCACCTGAGCTTAAAAATATTTAAATGTATATACATACTTACCTTAGTGAATGGAGCACGACAAGTGACACATCTATTTAACCCTTTCGGTCCTACGGGACCGAAAGGCTATGTACCATTAGTACCTAAAGGCTTATATATACATACGTGCCTTAGAAAAATTGGTGAATGGAGCACGACAAGTGGCACATCTGTTATCTATACGTGTTGTACACGAGTGGCAGAAAGTATGGCCACAATTAACCAATAAAACACAAATTTTATTGGTCATACAAACCTTACATTCGAGGGCACGAGTCTCATCAGTGACTTCTTCATCTGGTATTTGTTCTGTTGAGAAGAATGAATGTGTTTGGTCTTCAACATCCTCATCAAACAGTAAACGCCGTGGTATGATTATATTGCGCACTACTGGTGGTGATGGCACTACTGGTGGTGGTGATGGTATCCGTCGTACAGGTGTTCTATCATCATCATAAAAGTACCATCTATCCATGTTATTTTCGTAATAAAGTCTATTTTCTATATTTGTTGGTAGAACCAAGTCATTTTTATTGATGTCAATAAAGTTTCGTTGTCTGTCTTCCAAATGTATGACTGTAGCACTGGTATTTCTCACAAAATTGTTCGTTATCTTGTCATAAAATGCATCGCCATTTTTCATCCCGATACGCAAATTAATCTTATGGTCTATAAACCACCTAATAATAAGTCTAAGTCTAGTTATATATTCCTCAGGGTTAACAGGAGCCTTCCGAATAATCATTTGGTTTGTGGTGTTTAACCAGCATTTCTTTTGATGTACATTTTCAGGTGTTATGAAAGCACATTCTTGAAATTCTGACATATAGACTGCTAACTGACGCAACTCAGCCAAAGTAAATTTTTTTAACATTTCCATTATTATAGCCTTGTTTAAACCATAATTTTTTTCGCATTTACAATTCATTTTTCTGGATTGAAAGTGTTCCCAGAGTTGATTACGATTGAAGTGGGTTCCAGAGGTAATAAATGGATACACGTCATGTTGGATGGGATTCGACCTCATGGGGTCAACAATATAACAAATCATACTATGATCCGAGTGTTATAGCTTGGATATCGGATGCAGTCATGCAGAAAACAATGGGGGTTGATAAACGCCCTATCCGAGTCACAAACCAAGTTATTGAAGATGTTTTGGACTCGTTTCTAAGCAATCACAGATCGTTTCCTGGAGACATTCATACCCGATTCAATATTCCAGGAGATGGCAATTTTAGTGGTGATTTTGGATCAGTAAAATTTGACAACATTGGCATCAACAATTTATCTTTTGTTGGAGACACAACTCCAAGTATGGTTCAAAAAGCCATAAATAACAATGTTGGTTTAAGCTCAAATTTTATCATAAACCAAGTAGTCGAATTTATGGCTGAACACATCAAAACAGAATACGAAATAAACACCAACAATAAGCGTTATTCGGCTTGGTCTGCTCTATACGGGGCTAATGACGTGGGTCTTAGAGCCCACTCACAAATAAAACTTCGGGAAAAACGACCCACACCGTTCCAATTTCATATGAAATTTTAACTGACTTTTTGGGCAAGGGTACCACCCACGGAAGATTATCATATTTCAATTTTATGCTTGTTTGAAGCATAAAATCGTCTAGTGCCTAGCATCCACTTTCTTTCAAATTATGGTTCTTTTGACCACAATTAATAAACTATCTTGTATTTGAAGTTTCCATCGTCGAAGCTCAGATTTAGAATTGGTCCACCCGGTTAGTTCTTTGATTTGGCTCCACAAGTCTTTTTTGTTTGAGTTGGAGACGTTCAAGAGTCGATTCATTAAATCTTTTCGTTGTATGACAACCGACTCATTTCGTTCATGTTGTTCTTTGATACGAGTCAAAATGTCTTCAAACGCCTCTCTTATAGACTCACTTTCCTCTTCTTCTAGGTCAATGGTTTCAATGTGTTCTCCAATCTGGTAGGTTAGTCTCTTGAAGTCCAATGGTGGTGGGATGACAACTTCTTCTTCCAGGCTTTGATCTAACCTTGTTCTGATAAAGTTGTTGATGTAGTCGACACTAGCGTCATAATTGTTAACGATAAAGGTGACTATGTCCTTTAAATCTGTAAACTTGATTCCGTGGTACATTTCGGACCTGTTATCTTTATTTTGTTGTTCCTCAGATTGTTTAGGGTCTTTCCACTTGAAGTCGGCTAAGAGTTTCTGAATATGGTTATCAACATCCTTTGAGTTGTAACATTTTATCGCGAACACATAGTAGTACTTCGTCCGGCGAAAGCCGGACTACGTAATCTTTTTTGACCGAAGGTCAAAAAAGATGAGTACCCATCTCCAACACCTTTAGCTCGACCAGTATGGTACCCGCCAATACGACTACTTAAACGTATGGTAGAACCAACCTTCCACAGCCTCTCGAGTGCATAAAAATCGTTTGTGGCGATGTAGATCCATTCCATTTTTCTCTCTTTAATGGTTATTCTCTTCATAAACTTGTTGACTCTGATAGCCTTACGTTCAGCCTTTACAAGTTTGTCTCTTAGTTCTTCCCCTTCTCTTTTCAAATCTTCTTCTGATTTTTCTTTTATGGCTAGTTGTTCCATAGCTTGAGTTAATTGAGATTCAACTTGATATGAACCATATTCTCTTATGGATGGTAAAATTTGTTCATAAACCAATTCTTGAAATAAAAGTGAAAATGCGGTTTTACTACCCATAATAAGAGAATAAAGACCGGGTTCTGAAATGTAGACAACCTGTCCTTCTCGGAACGTTATTTCAGATTTTCCAAGTAAATTATAGTTGGACGGAACCATAATCTGGGGGGGGAAAACCCCCCCCCAGATCTTGATTATTTTGACCATAAAACTGAGACAATTCTTTTTTATATTTTAATGGTACATGGGTCTTTAAAGCATATTTATAATCTTTATGGTCCAATATATCACATAGATCCTTACCACAAAAATATGGATATTTTGTTGTTCCAGACAACTTTACGGTATAATTTTTTTCGTCGAGAGTTATAGTCAAATATTCACGGCATTTTGTCTCAATTATAAAAAATTATTTCAATTTTATTTTTTATACCTAAAAGGCATAAAAAACACCACAGAACTTAACGTACGAGTCGATAGCATATGTCTCCATCAGATCTTGTTACCCGAATAACGTCACCCTTGATAAAATTATAAAATATGCAGTTAGGGTCAGCTTCATTTATAATAGCAATTTCTCTTTTATTACGGACTTCTCGACCATTAACTTTTTGATGTTGCGGAGCTTTTTTGGTGGTGTTGATGTTGAAGAAATCGCTCCTAATCAATTGGATATGGCTTGAAACTTCCTTAAACTCTTTTACGTGAGAGTTTTGAAAACTTTCGCAAACAATGACCAATTGAACCACATTTTTACCTGAAATCTTGGCTAGAATATTTCCATCATTATCAATGGTAAATTTTGACCATAGAAATTCTCGAACGACATTCAACTCAAATTTACCATTAAAAATTTTTATATAAATATATTCATCGCACTCGTTCGTTTGGTTGTATCGAACCCCTATCATGTAACCTTCTCGAATTTTGTGTTCTTGAAAGTCGCGTTGGACCATCATTTCTTTTATAATGTCAAGCTTCATCTTATTTTATTTATGTAGTTTTTTACCATTAAAAATTTCAATTTTGGAAATGAAACAAATGGTCCAATTGAGCATACAAATTTTCAATGGATCCAGTATTCTCAATGGTATAATCCCAACCATTATAATTGTCCAAGTCCAAATCACTTTGATGGTTGACGTAACCATCCGAAGAAACTACCGCACAATTCTTGATCTGAACGCATATGAAACCGTGTTGTTTTAAAGCCTCAAATTCGTTTTTAAATCTGAGGTCTGCTACATACACATTGGAAGAATTTGAGTTGTACAATTGTTCAATCAGCAAGTCAACCCAAACGTTATTATTTATGGTTCTTGCCCACTCTGTTCCAATAAATTGTAGAAATTTTCTATCTTTTGTTTTGTTAAAGTGACACATATCTTGAGCAAAATTTAATATTTTATACAGTGGTTCGGCAAATGAAAGCTTAATTCCACCATACTTTTCAACGAGATAATCACACGAAGTATCTTTACCAACTCTTCGTTTGTAACCAAAGGCTATTTTAACCATGTTTATTTATTTATAAATTTTCAATTAATTTTCATTTTTTAACCTGTTCATCTACCATTATTTTAATTTAATCTTTGATGCTTCTTAGAAGCATAAAAGACTGTTTTTTAATGTGACTATTAAATTTGTGTTTATTTAAATTTTGTGATCAGATTCGTCATATCATTATTTAATGAAATGGTTGGATAAAACTCTTTTCCATAGCTGGCACCAACCATAGATAACAAAAATGTTTTAAACAGTTGATTTGTTGATTGTTGGGCAGTTTCAACTGCTTGTCTCGGGTTATTGTCGAATCGAATGAATGATTGAAGCGCCCATACAAACACTTCAAGTTCGTTTGTCATGTCCAAGATATCATGAAATTTGTTGACTCCTGCATATTTTAAGATTGTGAACAACCACAACATTTTTTTATTTTTTTGGGTCATTGCAAAGTCAATCAACCAAGTGTACAATTCTTCTGGAGTGTGGATAGTTTCAACCATCAATTCTCTCAATAATGAAGAATACAGCAAGGCAAATGAAACCATGGTTTCATTAACCTTTTCAAGAGCAAATTTTTCATCTGAATATTTTACGAGAGAAGTGAACCACATATTTTCCGAAGAAAATTTAATGCTTGGGTTGAACACATTTTCAAGCAACGATGATGTTGACGCCAATGTATTTTTTTGATCCAAAGACACCATAAAAATTAAACCTTCAATTTTCTTAACTGGCAGGTCCAACGGAACCAAAGTTAAATTTGATGCAACATTGTACAAGTTTGTTGACATGTCGTACAATTTGGGTGAACCGAAAAGTGGTGCTTTGGGAGCCTCCAGATTGGTTGAACCGAAAAGTGGTGCTTTGGGAGCCTCCAGATTGGTTGAACCGAAAAGTGGTGCTTTGGGAGCCTCCAGATTGGTTGAACCGAAAAGTGGTGCTTTGGGAGCCTCCAGATTGGTTGAACCGAAAAGTGGTGCTTTGGGAGCCTCAAAAAATGAAGTGGTAGTTGGAAGAGTGGTGAATGAAAACGGTTTTTGAACAATTGGTTGATTAGACCATGATGAAGCAGAAGTTGGTTTTTGACCCCAGGTTGTTGTTGGTTGGGTTTGGCCAAATAATTTATTTTGTGGTTGTTGTTGACCAAACACAAATGTTGAGGTTGGGTTTGGGTTTGGGGCCGATGGTGCTGCCCAAGTATAGTATTTATTTTGATTCTGGTTAAATGTTGCCATTTTTATTTGACTGATTTTTTTCAGCGACAACTTCAATTTTCTGCAAAAGCAACTTGTTCAAAGGTTTGTCAAACCTTTATTTTTTATGACTACAACAACTATTATAAAAAGGGTTGAAAAAAGAATTAATAAATGTCAGTAGTCACTATACGAAATAGTTTGGATAAACCATTCGGTAAACTTGCTAATGATGCAATTTTACCATTTAAAGTCAAGTCTCATACTTATTCAAGTATCGTGAACTTTGTATACGCGAATTTGTTACCAGAGTCGACTTTCAAAGAAGAACTATCACAAACTTTACCAAAAAATGTTTTGGATACATTTGAAGAGGTTCGAAAACACCTTAAACGATCAACGATTCAATCTGCGGCTCACACAGCCATAACTGAAAAAGCAAGGCAGAACGAAACCTTTTTCAAAAAATTGATGGATACGGAACATCTTAAAATATTGTATTATTCTCCAAATGATTTTCTTGGTATAGGTCGAGCTAAAAACGGAGAAAATATATTTGGTCAGGTTATGGAGCAAGTTCGCAACGAATTGCAAATTGAACAGAATAAAGCTCAACAAAAGGATAATATTTATCTCTCTTATATTGCCGAAATAAATTTGAAAAAGGCTTTAAGGAAGCATAACTTGGAAAAATACATTTCAAAGGATAAAAAACGAAGCATAAAAAGGTTGGTTGATGCACTAGTCCAAGATTATGGTAAAACCGAGGTGTATTCAAATGCACCAGATATGGACACCATATTGACCTTACATGAAAAACGAAATATAATGAATTACACCGACCCTAATTCTTTAATTCGAATAATTCGTAAAAATGAGGGTCGAAATGTCCTTAAAAAAAATTTGTTTGAATTAAAAGCGACTTCTCTCCATGCTTTTGTTGATTTCACCATTTCAAAAAATGTCACCGTGTCTGAGGATAAAACAGCCTTAAAAGATCAAATATTTGATATTCTACCAAGTAAGAGAGAAGAATTTGCCAATAGGATTTTGGATCTGTATTCGGCAAAGGCACTTCCAGACGAAATCAAAGATAAAATTAAACATTTTAAGGGCATGTGGTACTTTCCATCAGACAAGGATATTGAATTTTTTGAGATGGAGAATATCAAGTTACCCGAGTTGCGAACAGAGTTTACTGACGAAAATGGTTCATTCAAGATTTATGTTGAGAATGATCTGTTATCACCATTGGATGAAACTTCTGTTGTGGTTATCAACAACCTTAAATTCAAGTCCGTTTCTCAATTTATTGCATTTGAATTAAATAAATTGTATGGTCAAATGGATCCAGCAAAATTGTATGTCAGAATAAAGGATGTTAAAACCACCGATCTTGATCAATTCAACAAGATGATTGAAAAGGACGTCTTTACCACCACAAAAAACAAACTATTGGAAGATGCAATCAATATAAAGCTCCAAGAGTACCATATTAAAAATTTGGTATTTTCATTGGAAGGTTTGGAATTTGAAGATGCATTCGATCTTGAAAAAACCGAAGAATTTTATAACAAGTATAGGGATAAAATTGTACTTAAAATTCATAAAATTCCATCATTTGAAAAGTTTGTTGAAAAAGATCCCTTTCTCATTGATGTGGTCAAAGATAAGGTTGATTTTTACTTTATGATTTTGGACAATTTAATGGTTCATACCAAGTCCAAACATAAGCTTCACGTTGTTTATGATGATTTGGTTCAACTATCGCCTTTTTATAGTTTTATAATGCTGAATGATTCAAACGTGCCAAAAACAAGAATTCCCGAATATTTGATCCAAAAAAATAAACAATATGGTTTAAGTAACCATTCACTGTTGCAAGTTTGGAGTATCATATACAACGGAATGAAAATGAGTGAAAAAATTGTTGGTGAAAATGACTACGATATAAGGTACAAAGGCCTTTTAATCTGGTCTAAATATTTTTTGGGTAAATCAAACCATAATCTGAAAACAATGGAATTGATGCAAAGTCGTCAAGAAGACACTGTTTTAATGGTTCTCTTAGCCATTCTGTCCAAATTGAAAGAAGTCAATTTAAAGTTCAATTCACCCACAATAAATACCCAAGATTTGCAAACTGCCATCCACCTTTGTTTGGGTAAAGTTCGATTGTACAAACATGAATACGAAAAGGTTGAAGAGGACCTTGAATTTGAAGAAGAAATTGAACAAAATCCATATGAAGTTGAGGTATATGATGAAGATTATGGCCAAGAAGAGGATAATTTCGAGGGATTTAATTTATCTTCGCGAAAACGTTTTGAAGCCTTTTTAGCCACATATTTTGAGCCTCTTAAAAATGAACTGGATCTTGCAAAGATGGAGGATGCAGTCTATAAAATTTTGAATTCAAAAATACCGATCACTTTGAAGCATCAAAATTTGAATTTCTTTGTTTCTGGTTTCAAAACTCCACAATTGGAATAAACTTGAATTTCACTTTTATACCTTTTTAGGTATAAAAGTAGCATAAATATTAAAGTTTAACTATACGTTTAACCATTAGAAAACAAAGTATAAGAAGTCCCATAATGGCTAAAATATACAAGGTTTTGTCAGTGTCATAAAGACGACTGCAAATTGGACATGTATCTATATGTTGTGCAATACTGATACAGTTCAACGAAAGAGGATTGAACTCTTGACGTGGTGGTGGTAAATGCCCACGGTGAACACTATGAGCTATTTCAGGGTTAAATGCACCACCAAAACCTCCTGAACTCAACATACGTTCTCGAGAGTCCATGTTTCTTATTGGAAGATTTGTTGGTGGTGGAGGCGGTGAACCATTATTTCTTGGAAAAATTGGTGTGACTTGAGGTCTCATTTATTATAAACGTTTTTACCCACTTTTTCGTTCACAGTGAACTTGTGAATTTTATGGTTGTGTGTACCCCATTACAACTTTTCGGGTTAAAAAATTTAAATTAAAGTCAAATGCGCATTCAAGGTCAACCCATCCTATACCAGTAGAATCTAAATTTTCAAGATTATCAAGGTTGATTATATCCATATTTTCAACACAAATTTTATATACATAACAATTGTCTAATATTATTCTGTACAAGTCGCTATCATTCAATTGTATGATCAATCCAGTTTCTTCTTTCAGTTCTCGTTCAGCGCATACTTTTGTATCTGAATCAAATGATTCCATCTGACCTTTAGGAATACCCCAACAATTGTTATACGATTGGGTTAGTAGAACCATATTTCCACAGTAAACAAATACTCCAGCCTTTCTTTTTTCGAAAGGATATGGTTTACCATAATTTTCAGTTTTTTGTTTTCTAAGAGTTCGAAGTGAACAACAACCTTTTTTACAAACCAATGTTTCCATTTTATCTTTATTCTCCATTGTTTTCAATTTTTTATTTCATTTTTTTCAACACCACTCGCATTCATTACCTTGTATCGACTTTGATGGTCTTTTAGACCATAAAAGTTGGAAAATATTTTTTACTTACCTTTTTTCGAGTGATTTAATCGCTCTCTTCTTCTGTATCTGCATCAAACACTGATTTTTTGACTGGCTTCTTTTTTGGTGCATCATCTTCACTTTCAGAGTCAGAGTCAGTTTGAACAGTTTCTTTCGACTTTACAACCTTCTTCACTTGCTTCTTTTTTGGAGTCTCTGGATCAGAGTTGGATGACTCGCCTTTTTTGACTTTATTTTTGTGAGAACTGCACCTATCGTTGCCCCCTTTTGGTTTTGTGGTGCATTGTTGATTTTTACGTTTACCAGCAATAAAAACATGTTGACAAGTTTTTGGATCCAAACCACTTGGACTGTTCTTCTTTTTGTCAATATTAATGGTTTGATCAACCACATCATCAACATCGCCGGATGTGGTGATATTCATACCAGTCAATTCATTCCATTTTTCAATGGTTGTTTTGACTGGTACTTGATGTTCTTCTTCGAGCCACTTGGCCAAATCGCCAATTGGCATAGCTAAGGATTTAAGGAAATCGTTTACAAAAGCCATTGTTGTAGTTTATTGTAGTCGTTTTTTCAGAGTTATCATTTCAATTTTCTGCGCTTTTATAGACTTGGTCATAAAAGTTTGTGTAGATTTGTGTGGACTTCTCAAACTTCAGAAACTTTGTCGTTTACCCACAAACGAATTTTTTAACCATAAACTAAAAGGGACCAATATTTTTGACCATTAAATTTTCATTTTTCTGAATTTTTTGAAATCCTGAATTTTGAAAGTTGACGACCAAAATTGAGAGACAATCGTAGATTTTCAAAAGTTGCGATCATCCGAATATTTAGCAGATTCCAAAAATCTACGATTGTCTCTCAAAATCTGAAAGTTGCGATCGTCAGATTTTGAAATCCTAGAAAAAATTTTTTTAAATCTAAAAGTTTTTCAAAAAGTGGATGGGTTTAAAGTTTTAAGAACCATTAAAATCTTTATGTTTTGAAGTGTTTCGTTTGTGGATAAACGACAAAGTTTTCATAGTTTGAAAAGTCTAGTCAAAATTAATCGACTCGACTACGTCCATCACACAACTCCAAAGTCGAAACTACTGAATTGAAAAAGTGTTGAGTGAATGCGACTTGTCTCCGAGACAATTGAGATGTCTCCAGAAAACATTTATGTACTACGGCCGACTTCCCACAAACGAATTTTTTCAAAAGTTGCGATCATCCGAATATTTAGCAGATTCCAAAAATCTACGATTGTCTCTCAAAATCTGAAAGTTGCGATCGTCAGATTTTGAAATCCTAGAAAAAATTTTTTTAAATCAATCTAAAGGTTTTTTCAAAAAGTGGATGAGTTTAAAGTTTTAAGAACCATTAAAATCTTTATGTTTTGAAGTGTTTCGTTTGTGGATAAACGTTTGCCCATAGGGCAAACTCTAACCGATGCCCTATGGGCATCGGGTAAACGACAAAGTTTGCATAGTTTGAGAAATGCTCAGAGGCCACCATGTAGACTTCTCAAACAACAGCAAAATCGCGATAACCACAAATTTCAGCTGAAAAAATGTTTAATAAATGGATACGTTGAAAAAATATACAACCATGAATAAAAACATGGCTTTAGAACTTTGCAAAATATTTACAGTACTACTTGTTATTTTTGCCTTTTTCTTACCCATAAACAGTTTGTGGTTCAATTTGGTCATATCAACTGCGATCGGAAGTGGATACTATTTATTAGGTGAAACTTACCCACAAGTCATGATGATTATATCTGTGCTTGTAAAGTACCAGATTCAAAAAATTAAAAATAAAATAAACAAATGGTTTTTGTGGACTCGATCACCACAAAATGGATCATTGATTAAACCCGATCGTTTCAGGCTTCAATTGGAGGATAATTTTAATTCTCTTGAATACTTTGACAACCGAAAGGTTGGTTGCAAGGACAAAAAATATATTTATTTGTTCAACGAAAGATTAAGGTCGAACGATCTTATTGTTTTCAAAAACGAACTTGACCAAGACATAACTGACTGTCTTGAACCATATCTTGGACCAATGCAAAATTTTCACGGTGTTCCTCTAACTCCTGCTGATTTTAACCATAAAAAAATAAAATTATTTAGAGATGGTGACATATGCCTTTCAAAAACATTTGAAGAACATGAAGTTATGGTGATGGGTTAACCCATTCACTTGAAAGCACCATCGTTGAGGAGAGGCTTTGCCTCTCCGAAGCGAACGGATTAACGATGCGTGCTAAAAATTGATTTTTCAAGTTCAATTGAACTTAAAAAAGCAAAATGACACTGTTTTTGACTACCGGAGTTGTTTTTGGTCAAACAGCCTTTAATATTTTCAATCAAATTGAACAAAATTTCAGTTTAAATATGGATGAAATTCATCTTAAACTTGACCCTCAAGATTTCAACAATGTTCGAGCTGGTTTATTTGACCAAACGTTTAAAATAAAAAAAATTTCAAACTGTAAGATTGGAATAACCTCAAATAAAATTAAATTTTTTTTATATAAAGATATGCCGGGCGTGATCTTAAAATATTCTTCTTTTGAAATTATGATTAATTCTATCCAATACACGTTAAAAGTTGAGAATTTGCTTTCCGTTCACATAAATGGTCTTTTGGAACCATTGCTGAATTTGAGAAGATGTCAAAGTTTGAATGAAGCATTGATGAATTGGTCTTTAAATAAAAAATTCACATCATCCACAATGGTTATGAGTTCCATTAAAATCAAAAAATTGATGGAACTAAGTATGATTGATTGTAACCCAATTGATTTTAAAGAAAAATTAAGGTGGTTCTTAACACATGAAAATATCATAAACTTTGTTCCGTCAAAGTTTATAAAAAAGGTTAAAGTCCTCCATCAATCAAAAAAAAACACATCAATCTTATACCCTCAATTTATGGACATAATTACCCGTATAAATGATTATTTTGTGAAAATGGTTAAAAACTACTATAAAAAAGAACATGTCAAAGATATAACTGACTATAACCTTGATTTTTCAATTGAGCTTTACGGAAGAAAAGAAGAAATTATGGATCCAACAAGCCGTAAAAGTTTATATCTTGTTCAAAAACACGAGGATCATATCCACCTAAAATCGTTTGCCATATTATTTAATTTAAGATGGTTCTTCAACACCAGATATAATTGTAAAAAATCCTTGGGGTTCGACTTCCAATATGGGAGAACTATTAATGGTTATGCTCAAACTTTCCATAAATACGATGATGTTTTGCGGTGGTTAGTCACACACCCAAATGCCATAGAAGATGTTGAATTTGTCGTTTTAGATCCAATCCCACCTAATTATATATTTTAGCACTGAATTTTTTATGCTCATAAAAAGCATAAAAAATTATTTATTTTTTTCATGGTTAAATTTTATTATCTCTCCACCGTGTTTTGAGTAGACTTTTGACCGTTTTTCAAAATGTTTTTTTAAGGTTGGATGAGAGTCTACCAAATCAAAAATAATTGGTTCAACATCTTTTCTTCGCATAACTCGACCTATGAACTGGATATAATAGGACACCATGTCAGCCGCCGCTAACAAAGTATTGAGTCGAGGATGGTCAAACCCCGTTCCGATCTTGGAATTGGTTCCAATGAGTATACGAGCATCTTTATCAAACTCTTGTTGTTTTCCAAGGAGGGACGTGACCTTTTCTCCAAGTTCTTCTAAACAACGCATCAAATATTGTCCATGTTCAACTCGTTTAACGAGAATAAGGAACACTCGATCCTTAAATTGTGTGACGATATTTATGATCAATTTGTTCCTTTTTTCATCCTTTGCCTGTTCATCAAGTATAGAGTTCCAATCAACCTTAGATTTGTATTGCGGCCCAAACTTTAAATATTTATCTTCGTTCGGAGTAAAGCCTGTTTTGACCTTGTAAACTGTATGTTTTTTATTTAAGGTATATTTCACCTTTTGTCCTCCAAAAAACAAGTCAAAAAGAACGTTATATCCATCCTCTCTATAAGGAGTCGCGGTTATGCCCAAAAGATACCTTGGAGTGAGATATAACAGATTTTCTGATAATTTTTCCGTCATACACAAATGGGCTTCATCAATTATAACAAGACCATAACTTGAAAGAAATTTTTTATCGATTTTATGGATATTGCAAGCATTAATAATACAAAAATCTGGAGGATCACTAAATGAAAATTTCTTTATTTTACTGGGGTCGATGACCATAATACTTGCGTTTGGAATAAAGTTTTTAATTTCTGCTTCCCATTGACCTAACAATGGTTTTTTTGGGACAACTATAAAAGTTTTCAGTTTAATTTTACTTGCCATATTTATGGCCGTAACAGTCTTCCCAAAACCAGTGTAACAAGACAACATGACACTTTTACTCTTTTGGAGTAGAGTAAGTGCTTGATCTCGACAATTTTTCTGTTCATCTCTCAAACTACCTGTAAATTCATGTTGCATACCACCCAAACTTTTACGGTTTGGTCTCTGTATTTCCAAATTTTTTTTTAAAGCCAGTTTTAAACCATAACTGAAGGGTATACAACATGGTCTACTTTCAACCTCTTCGTCGACAGAGTAGACATATATAGTTTTTGATTGACTTGTACCATATTGTTTGTTACCAGACTCTATTTTTTTGGTTAGGTCTTTTTGCATTTTCATCAGTACTTTGTCATCATATAAATTTGTGTGGATAATACACGCCATTTTTATTAATAGATTTTTTAATGGATAAATTCAATTTTAAATAAAGTTTTATGATATTTTATGCCTTCTAAAAGGCATAAAACTTTATTGTTTGATTTTTAAACTTCACTTGAAGTTTAAAAACTGAGTGTTTTAAACTTTGTATTTCAGGTCATTGATGCCCTTCATTTCTTCCATTAGTTCTTCTTGGGTCACATTTGACTCGTCCAGGTCAATATTGTTACCACTGAAGATAACATTTTTAGCCTTGAGTTCCTTCTTAATTCGGTTGTAGAGGGTTTTAGAGTTGGGGTTAGCTTTAAAATCGAGAAGAATCTGAAGTTGGGGAAGAGAAGTCTTTGAGTCTTGATTCTACGTTCAGTATAACCATGTTGGGCTCTGATAGAAACCATTCTAAAACCAGTGTAGTAATCAAGCTACACTGGTTTCCAACAACTACTTGCCAAAAATAATCAAACATGGTCATATTAAGCTTGAATTTGGTGACTTCTATAAACTTCATGATATCAAGTAGACTAAAGCTTTTATTCAAAGCTTTATTAATTTTAGGGTTACTTGAACCATTTTCGGTATCAATAACCACACCCAGAAAGGACGTGGTCGACGGTGCTTTAGCCCCACCGTTAGTAACATTTGTTTTTACAAGGTCAGACATATCTTTATTTTCACTTTGATTTTCCGATAAATTCAATTTTTGTTTGTTTGGTTATCATTGTTGGAAGGCGTGTCCAACGGATTAAGCGAAAGTGAATGGGTATAAAACGCATCTAATAAATGTTCACAATTAATGGAAAAACTATACCGTTATCCTCGAATGACACCCTGGGTAGTTTGAGGGGGAAGATAGCTGCTTCTTTGGGTACCTTACCACCTCTACTTGATGTTCCAGAAAATATTGCAGATGGAGGAAATTATACCATACCTGACCCAATATTTTTTGAAGATGAAGACACCATTAAAATTCGAAAAATCGACGATGAACCAATCAAATGGGATGAAATCTCAATGGTAAATTTTGATCCTGTTTTTCTTCGAAAATTGTATATTATAGCAAAGGTTCAATCAACCTTGAATGATTTTGGCGCCGGATTAAGCTCAGATCAAGCCATTGGATTTGCATTTTTGGATCTTCAGACAGAACTGGGAGATGTCGATGAAAATGTATGGTTTAGAAGAACCGACACAATCAAAGAATTTAAAACAATGATTGAAGAGAACCTTAAAAATACCAAAAAACAAATTAAAACGATTGATGTTTGGGGGCGGGTTCAAACAACCTTTGAATCAACACCATTTGTTTTGAATAAAATTAACCATCAAACGGAAATTCCAAATGTTGGAAATAAAAACGAATTAATGGTATTTGATTCCATAAAATTGAATAATATTGTTGTTGCCTGTTTTTATCAAGAAATGGTCAAGTTCAACCCAGATTATAAATCTTTGATAGACGACTACTTGAACCAGGATAAAATTCTTTCCAAAAAAATAAAGGCTTCCGACATCATTAGAATTATGATACAAATTCGCGATTCAAAAGTCTCAACGTTCAATATACCAAGCTCGCGGACAAAATACAAGATGATCAATATATTTGTTCGTGAGGAGGCAATAACCTTAACAATTGAAACTTTAATCAACGAACCCAATGCTGTTGGTGCAGGTGGAAGACCAACCAACAATCTGAAAGATTTGGTCAAGAATATTTTGACTGATATGGGTGAAAGCTCCATATACCCACAACGTCAAGAAAAAGAATTTTATTATGGTTCTTATTCGGCATCTGTCAACATACCACTCATAATACTCAAGGATTTGATCACAAACGACCATAGTCTTTATAATATTAGTTACATTAATGAAAGTGCCTTAATTAACACCCGTAAAACAAATTTAAACATATTTTTAAAGGTTGGTTCGAACCTTGTTGGTGTGCGTTCAAATGATATTGGAGTGAGTCTATTTGAACGTCCTGGTACAGTCGGAACCTTTGTCAGACTCAAGAAAATTCATGGTGGCCCTGATCTTAAAACAAGGATAAATAATTATACAATTTTGGTTAACAAAATTTTACAGTACACTTTGGGTAAAGTTGATGTCATATCAAATTTTTACCAACAATACATAAATTTAAAGATTGATCGAACCTTATTTGAAGGTCAAGGAAATAAGGAGAAAGATAACCTTCTCAAACTTCAAGCACCAGAAATTTTTATTCCAAACTACACCAGATTATGCAATAAGCCTCCTATGGTAGTCGAAGATCAAGAAAAAATGAATGATGACACTGACACCGTTTTAAAATTTCCAATTTATGGAGAATCTGAGCAAAAATTTTATTCTTGCCCATACCCCGACTACAAATATCCCGGTTTGAGGGAGAACACCAAATTGGCAAACAGGGACATTTATCCATTTGTTCCTTGTTGTTATCAACGACCACAAAAAAAGAGCAAAAATTATAAGATGTACAATCACCAAGAAGTTTACGAACAACGAATTAATGCCGGCGAGATAGGTAAAACATTAAAAATTTTATCTCCAGAAAGATTAGGTGCTCTTCCACCAAAAATCGATAAACTTTTAAGTTACACAACCAATAACAAATTCTATAGGTATGGTATACCATTATCTTCTTCGAGTTGTGTCAATATATTAAACAAGGTCACCAACAGGCAAGAATCTGATACAACTGTGAGGTCTGAATTGGCCAAAAGAGCAGAACTTTGTAAAGGTGAATTCAATTCATTAAGTGTCAAAGAAATTGCCAAAAAAGTTATGGATCCGACAACCTATATTAATCCAAGATATTTTAAAGGTGCATTGGAAGATTACTATCAATTATCTTTCATTTTATTTTCTCTGACTGAAGATGACTTTAGCGTCTACCCCAACAGATTTGTGAGGTTTATTTGTCCATTAAAAAAACGAGTAATTTTAATGATTGAACACGAGCAACAAGAACATGTTGAACTAATTGTGGATGAAGAGACCTCAACATATGTAAATAAACAAGGTAAAAAACCTATTTTTACATTTGAAAAGGGTGATGCTCAGGTTAAAAAAATTTTTGCATTGTTCAAAGAAAGGTTCAACCATGCCGTGTACGACATTGATAATAAAAATTTTATCAATCTTTTGACCACGAATAATCCATCTGAAAGTGGACTCAACACTTTTCAAACCTACCCATGGGAAACAATTTCTGCAAATGGAAAAATTTTAAAGGTCGTCGAACCTTTAAATCAATACGTCGATAATTATGGTCAGACTAGGCTTGTTGAATTTGAATTTGAATTTGAAAATATTTCATTTGTTGGTCAATTTCCACCGTTACCGTGCTTAAAACTCCCTATCAAATCTCTTGATTATTTTATTTCTGTCAATGGCAAACTTCAACCACAAGTTGAAAATAACTTGAAAACAAAATTTTCATGGTTAGATTTGTACCAAACAAAATTGAATACCACTAAAGGTTACAGTTCTCCATATCAATCGTTTAAAAAAATGAAAAGAATGGCTGAATACATCCTTTGGGCAGCATGTCATTTTTACAGTGTATTCAGCCTGGGAACTGGTGGATCTGTCGATGAATGGATTTCTCAGCATACTCAAGTTGTCGAAAATTTTAAATACTCCAAGGTGGCAATTAAACCTATTTTCAACTCGGCAGAATTGATGGTTAACAACAAGTTTATATTCAATTCTCTTGAATTTCAAAACAGAATACGGTTCAATCTAAGCTTAATTTCGCCGATAAACTTGAAGATATATTCGACCAACATATACCACTTTTTCTTTAATGATATTGCCAATTTCAATGTTGTTTACCCAGCACAACTTGCATTGACAAAACACGATTATTTTCAAAGGACTCGTACTCCATATGTATTGAACATTTTAACAACTCAAAATGTTCAATACATAAGGTCAAATACACTTTATTATATAAAAGATTTATTTGGGTACAAATTTGCAGATTCCGATAATACTTTATGCTTATTCTTACCTTCATTACAAAAATTGGCTGAAAATGCCAGTCAATTTTTAGGTCAAAAAATTGTATTGGACGAAACAATAATGAATGTGACTGTTTTCGACCAGAATACTCTCCAACAATATTCTGTTGGTCATAAAGAACCATCTATTGATGTTATTGTTATAAATATTAATGGATATTGGTTTTATGGTTTAATCTTACCAAAATTAATGTAATTATTATTCCTTTTATACCTACTATTCAGGTATAAAAGAATTTATTTCAACTTGTTCAAAAGACAGAGTCGAACGTACCTCACGATATCAACATCGTCAATTTTGGCAAATAATTGGTCCTCAATATTTTTATTTATTTCAAGGATATCGGCAAGCACATCTTTATTTATTTTTATTGTCGAATCTGATGTTCCATAAGTTGAATGAACAGCCACAAGATACCCCATTATAAATGCCGATGGATTTTTATATTCAAAATCTGGTATCTTTTCAACCAGACTGAGTATATGGGTTATTTCAACTGAATTTAAAGTATGATTGTCTGAATCATTTATAATGTTTATGGTTGCAAGTGCTATTAATTTGAATTTTTCATTTATAGTATAACCACTTTTTTTAAGGTTAATTGCGCCACCCAGACCTAGCCCAATATCGGCTGCTCCAAGTCTATTCCAAGCATCTCTTTCGGCTAGAAATTCAACCTGGTTTTCAAAAATGTCGTCTTCTTCCTCCATAATAATTTATTTATTGGTTATTTTTGACTCACATTGAATATTTTTTGTATTCTGCTTTGATAAGTAATAAATGGATACAGGCACTAAGACTTATCAGATAGATAAACATAAACAACTTATACCCTTGAACGGCAGCACTGTTAATTTTTCTTGTTTTTTTGAGGTTAAAAGCAAGGATAAAAAACCATTTAATATAACTATTGTCGAACAAGGTGAAATTAAACCAAAACAATATAAACTGGTTGACGATGGATACATTAATGGTCAAATAGAATCAGATGGACAATTAAAATCTTATTTTTTGGTTTTAAAGTCTCAACAACCATGTGAATGTGATGTACGAGTAGTGGTTAAACCAAAGGAAGCCGGAGAAAACGTATCACAACAACAGCCACCTCAACAACAACCTAGTCATGGACCAATTCAACCACCGCCACAACCACCTCCAGATATGGTTGTACAACCACCTGAAACCTATTTTCAGATGAAATACATTATAGGCATATCTGTAACCATTATAATGGTCTACTTGTTGTACAGGTATCGTAAGGTCATTTTTGAAAAATTGTCTACAAAGGATACTTTGATGCCAAGCATGTCAAGTACAAGTTTTTGATTGTTTGACTGGGTCAGTACAAATATTGAAGTGACGCGTCATGTTTTAAAAAATGCTTTTTTTTAAAACAAATAAATGAGTATTCCTAACCTCGCACCAGTCGCCCAACTATTAAAATGTACGAGGGAAATTTGTAGTTTTTGGTTCAAAGTGACCAAGTAGTTTTTCTGGGGTTTAAAAAAATTTGGTCTTGACCCGTTCGTTTTGCGACGGGTTACAAACCACAAAAAAATAAAAAATTTAAAAAAATGGTCTTAACCCACCAGTAAAACTAGTGGGTCGACCCGTCGCAAAGCGATGGTGCTTTGCACCATCGTTGAGGAGAGGCAAAGCCTCTCCGAAGCGAACGGGTTACAAACCACAAAAAAAATAAAAAATTTAAAAAATGGTCTTAAACCCACATCGTTGAGGAGAGGTAAAAAGCCTCTCCGAAGCGAACGAGTTACAAACCACAAAAAATATGGTTCGTCCAAATATTTAAGTTCACTTGAACTCTTTTATGCCTAAAAGGAATAAAAGATTAAATACACCATTATTGTGTTACAAATTTAGAAAAAATAGATTCCAAATCAGGGTCTTGTTCATCTTTAATTTTTTGGTGTAATATATCAATGAAATTTAAAGGCGTATCTACACTTGAACACTCAGATATCATGTTTTTCAACTTAAAGGTAATTTTGAATCCTTCATCTAATAGTTGTTTGTACCTTAAAGTTTTCTTGAAAGTTTGAAATTCTTCAGCGCAGGTTGAATGAAGCACAATTTTATATTTTCGAAATTCTTTGTTTTTGAATTTTAATGGTTTCATCACATCTTCCACACTGAGATATTTTATTGTCAGTTTTGGCATTTTAAGGTCAATTTCTTCATAACTCAGTTCATCGTTGGTAAAGGTCAAAATAGGCACAGTATTTTCAATCGATTGTCCAAACGCGTGTTGCATAGCTGAACCAGGATAATAGATGTTGCTCTGACTCCATTGTTTGTTGTGAATATGGCCGCTGATAACCATAGGCCAATTTTCGTCCCATTTGTCTCCACATTTGCTTTCTATTGGACCCATCTTACAACCAAAAAATTCTTGATGGGCAAATATAGCCTTAAAATTTTTTGAATAATTGACTTGATCATATTTTGTTTTTAATGCTTCTTCAAACCTTCCAGGTGGAACGTACGGGACGAATAAAAAACTGAAGTCATCCGTGGTGTATTCAACCACTTCATCAACTATGGTAACATTATCCCAACATTTAAGCGCATTCATCCAATGATGGTCGGTCAAAAACTGTTGATTGTTTTTGTAATCATGGTTGCCAACAAGCACAAAAGTCTTTATTTTTTTTCTCAACAAATCGATAAATTGTATGGCTAAATTCAACGGTTCAACATCAACTCTGTCATGGTTGTCTAACAGGTCTCCAGCAACCACAACAAAATCCAATATATTTGATTCGACGATACCCACAATTCGAGACACAAACAACGGGATATACTCTACATTTTTTATTTTAAAGTGAGGATCACCCACAAATAATACTCTTTTTTCAATAACGTCCATTCTTTATTTATGCTTAAAACAATTGTAAAAAATCATTTATTTTTTTTCCAAAAAACGTCGGGAATAGAGCTCACTTTGTCCATAAATTCAAAAATTGAAATTTTTCAAGTAGTAAGGTAATAAATAAAGAATGAATCAAGCATCATTTTTCATCGAAAAAAAAGCATTATTTGGTGGTTATCCCAACCACAATCAAATCATAGAATTGAAAGAAGAGGGGGTAGTGTGGTTCATAGACTTGACCAACAACAATGAAAGAGGGATAAATCAGTACTCTCATCTTGTGGACAATTGGATAAATTTTCCAATTAAAGATGGATGGGTACCAGAAAACAAAAAAAAATTTCACATTTTTCTGTTATTGATCCAAATGGCCATTGAAAGCTTAAAACCGGGAGAAAAATTATATTTACACTGTCGAGGAGGTCATGGTCGATCAAGCCTTGTAATATCTTGTTTTCTGAGTATGGTTTTTAATATACCAGTCGCTGATAGTCTTAATCTAACCAGAGACTATCACGCTCTTCGGCCAAATTTAAACCCAAAATGGTTGATAGGGTGGCCTTTAAGTTTAAAACAAAGAAAATTTATCGAATGTTTCTTTGGTTCTTTGTGCCTTCATTCAAATTTCAATGATTCCAAAATTAAAGATATTTCCACAAAAACAGAATTTTTTAGGTACATGATAATCTTAAATTTATATCTTCATCAGCACACTTCTGTGCTTGAAGTACTCCTTAATTCTGGTTTAAAAACAATAAAGGGAGAAGGGATCTTAAGTTGTATGCTTCAAGAATTAAGGTTCTATGTACTTTATTCCAAAGCAAAAAAGATTTTTGATTTTGGGTAAAAATTAACCACATTTAAAAAGGTTCGGAACAACACAAATTGGTCAGTTTTCGTTTATTTCATTTTAAACACAGAAAATAAATGTCAAGTGGAATAAATTTCAAACTAATTGATCCAGTAGCACAGCTAATTGCTTCTGGAGGAGGTTCGGGTTCAGGTCTACCATTAACAGGTGGTACTATGAGCGGTGCTATTGTTCAACCAATAGCACCAGTTGCACCTTTTGATCTGACCAACAAACAATATGTTGATGGTGCATTTCAAGCCAAAAAACCAACTGCTATACCAAATAATATCGCATTTTTTGGTAGTGGTGCAGATGCGGGTCAGACAATTGATTCGACATATAGTATTGACACCGTCATAACCAACCCACAGTCAAATACAACCATATGGCCAAGCAGTAGAATGATTGCGTCATTACAATATGGTGCCAATGTTTTCAAGGCAACGGCATCCATTAATATTCCTTCTATTGGAACTGCCAAGGCATTCAGCACAGGAAACGCCATTGTTGGACTTGCCGCATGGCCAAATACCGGTTCAACATTCACATTAGATGGTGCAGGAGTAGCGACTATATCAAATTCTCAACCTTACACCACTTACTACAGAATAACTTTTGTTGCAGGCAGTATGAGTGAATCGACTGGTATAAATGGTTCTGTTAGTTGCCAATTCCAAGATGAAAGTGGCCCAACACTTTTTGGAGTTGAAAAATGGTTGAGTTGTCTTCCAAACACATCACCGTTTCCAACCCAGGCATTTTGTAAAGAAGTGTATTTGACTGCATTGATAAGTGTTGCACCCACACTATCGTTCCAGTTTTCTGTTCAACTAGCAAACCCTGGAGTAAATGCAATCGTGGTTGATCCAACGGCTCCTATCGATCCATGTCTTTTGATTATTGAAAGAGTGGCGTAAAACCTATTTTTAATTTTATCCTCAAAAAGGATAAAATTAAGCACAAAAATTAAAAACTAAGTGATGAGGTTGATTTAGGGTAGATGTATACCCTAGAATTTTGAATCAACAACTTTTTGAAAATATCCATTTTATATCTTTTAGTGGTTGTTGGAACCCTATTTTTCGTTGTAAATCTTTTAATAAAAGGGGTGGTTGTCGAAGGCGCTTGTGTAGTGGTGATTTGTGGGTTGTATTTTAGACATGTTGCTTTGGATTTTATCAAAATTGGATAAATCAAGGTACCATGTTACCATTGTTTCATTCAAATTATTTTTTGGAGTATCCCAACCCCTTGCAATAACAAATCGTTTTTGACGCGCGTTCATCCCACATCGAGGAGTTTGAAATAAATTTGTGGTTAAAGAGTCCAAAAGCCCAGTTGGTTTAATACCTGCGTCTTTTTGAAGGTTCATGATACCTTGTAAAATTTTATCATGATCTTCAAGAGATGCAATTTCATTATTTGAAAGTTCAGGGTCCAAATAACCATATTTTATTAAATATTTTTGTTGACACTGAATATCGCATTCAAACCCTGGATTCGGATCAGAAATGGGACGAGAGTCAACAATATACACGATACACAAAAATACATATAGTTTCATTTATTAAGTCCAATATTTGAAATTTTTCAACACCCATTTTGTTCAGTTTTATTTACCAATAAATAAAGGAGTCATTAACCATGAATTTAGAACCATATATTTGGGGTCCTCATTATTGGGCTACAATGCACTTTATGTCATCGACATACGATAACAAGCCCAATCAAAGCATAAAAACAATCATGAAAAATTTTATTCAGTCCGTGCCTGTATTTTTGCCATGTAAAGAATGTCAAGATCATGCATTTGAATTTGTCAACGCAGTTCAGTTGGATAAAGTAGTTGAAAATCGAAAGGAGCTTTTCACCTTTTTTTTCAATTTTCACAACTCTGTTAATCAAAGGTTAAAAAAACCTTTAATGAAAATTGAAGATGCGCTGAATAAATATTTTGTTCCAAAGGAAGAACACCACCTTTACCTTCCATCAAAGAAAATAGATGGACCTGTTTTTGGATCATCGTTTAACCCTAATGGAGGCGCTGGTTCAACTCGAAATTTTTTTATTTTAAGTGTGGTAATTTTAACCATTATTTATCTTATTCGAAGAAATTGGCCTAAAATGCATTCCTAGGCAAGGGTAGTACCCACGGAAGATTATCATATTTCAATTTTATGCTTGTTTGAAGCATAAAATCGTCTAGTGCCTAGCATCCACTTTCTTTCAAATTATGGTTCTTTTGACCACAATTAATAAACTATCTTGTATTTGAAGTTTCCATCGTCGAGCTCAGATTTAGAATTGGTCCACCCGGTTAGTTCTTTGATTTAGCTCCACAAGTCTTTTTTGTTTGAGTTGGAGACGTTCAAGAGTCGATTCATTAAATCTTTTCGTTGTATGACAGCCGTCTCATTTCGTTCATGTTGTTCTTTGATACTAGTCAAAATGTCTTCAAACGCCTCTCTTATAGACTCACTTTCCTCTTCTTCTAGGTCAATGGTTTCAATGTGTTCTCCAATCTGGTACCCCTTTAGCTCGACCAGTATGGTATCCGCCAATACGACTACTTAAACGTATGGTAGAACCAACCTTCCACAGCCTCTCGAGGTAGATCCACTCCATTTTTCTCTCTTTAATGGTTATTCTCTTCATAAACTTGTTGACTCTGATAGCCTTACGTTCAGCCTTTACAAGTTTGTCTCTTAGTTCTTTTGTCTCTTCTTCATGAGACTTATCTTTTATGGCTAATTGTTCCATAGCTTGAATTAATTGAGAATCTTGCACCTTACGTGTTCTTTCTGTCTCTTCTATCATATATCTCATCGTGTACTCTCCGTATGCAAACATGGCTTCCTCGAGGTTAAGATAGTAGTCTCTCACAATTTCGGAGTTTTCAGTGTTTAATCTCAACACCGCTTTTTTAAATGCTCTAACATCCATACAAATCCATTTTTTACGAGTTATGTTGTTTGCAGGTATCAATTGAGCTTCGCGTTGAACGCAGGGATATTCAATAACTAAAGGATGATCGTAACCTATCTCATCGTATGGTATTTTGTGACTTCGAAGAACCTTGGAAAAATTAAATTGTTTTATAGAGTTGTCTTTACCTTTAAATCCCATCCATTCAAGTAAATTTTGAGTTACAATTATAGGTTGATTTTCAACCTTTTTCAGCCCTCCAGTTGGAGGGGCTGACTTTTGCTTAAAGGATACCATAAATCTTGGAACCAATCTGAATTGATATCAAAGGTCAAATTGTACCCTTTTACAAAACTGAAGATATCCATCAAACCGCTACCGCCGCCGTATTTGAGGACAATCCACTTTTCAACTTGTTTGATAAAATCTTCTTTATTTTCAAAGTTCTGAGAACCATTAATAAGTGAATATAACCCAGGTTCACTGATATAAACTGCTTTACCGTCATTGTATGATAAATTAAGGTTGATTTTACCTAAAGAGTTGGTGTTCTCACTTTTAGAGAACACCAACTCCTTTAAAGTTTTCTTATCGTCTCCATCAACATACCTTTTAAGTGCATCTTTAGGATCTTTGTACCCTAAAACAGCACATAATTCATTATGGCAGAAATACGGATCGTCTATGGTTCCGTTTAATTTCACTTGTTGGTTCTTTCCACCAATAGTTATAGTTATATATTCGCGACACTTTGTCAAGTCGATTAAAGCATTCATCTTTATTTTGACTTCAATTATAAAAAATTATTTCAATTTTATTTTTATAACTAACCCGTTGCGAAGAGAGAAAATAAATGGCAAATTATAACATCGTTTTACACAGTCGCAAATGGGGTTGCTACAACTCCAATTTTTGTGGGCTCGTATATTATATCTGATTGGGTCATAAACATCTTTAAATTTGAAAAAGAATATCAATGGCCATTGATATCCATTCTTTCTATTGGAACATCTTTATTGGTAAAAGATTTTTTTACACCAAATTTTATATGGTTTAGTGTGCCAGTAAGTATTCTTGCTTATTTTAAGGCTTCTCAAACCTCCAAAAAACCATTTATTACATTTATGGCATTCTTTGGTTATAGTTTACTCTTGTATTTTATGGTCGGATTTATCCATGGAAAAATTTATCCTCCAAAAAATATAATTTAAATTATTTTTTATGCCTTTCAGGCATAAAAAACTTATACCCCTTTAAGGTTATTTTAACCTTTAAAGGCTTACCTTTCAAGCCGGGCTTGAAAGGGATACACATTCACTTGACGACGCGGGTTGGATAAATCTAACCATGTTGAGGAGTTTTAATTTTTTCAACAACATATTTAACGCAATATAGACCACAATTTTTATCTGTTAAAACAGTTTCAGTATTTAAAGTCGAACGGTACTTTAAAAAATAAATTTTTTTTCTCTCCATCAATTTGTACAATAATGATTCAAGTAGATCATTAATTTGTCGAAAATTCAAATATTGATTAAAAGGTTCATATCTCTCCATAATCTTTGTTTTTTGATCAAAAATGAGAACATTAAGATGACGTACAGTTTCGCCATAAATTTTTATTGGAAAAATAACAAATCGATGTTCAAAAGGACCCTGAAATAGACCCAAAGAAATTTTAGGGTGTTCTCCAATCTTTATTGAGATGCTTGGTCCAATGACGGCAGAGTTGCCGACTTTAAAAGCCAAATATTTGTAAAAATCTTCATACTTCATTTATTAACTCTTTTGTGGTGATATATCTGATCTTTTATGCCTCAAAGGCATAAAAGAGTATTTTAACCTCGCGTTCCCATTCCTTTTTATTTACTACTAATAAAATTAAGGAGAATACCAACCAAAAGATGAATGATCACCAACGCAATCACAAATTCCCATAGGGTTAGGTCTCCAATTTTTCGTTCCAAAAGCATTTATTATCTACAAAATTTAGTCCTCTATTTCTTCTTCGTCACTTTCTGCATAGTTTAACCCAAGCCCTTGGATTTCGTTGACAATAACGTCATCTTGATCGGGGTCATCACTTGTATTCAAATTTAATGGTACTTGATACTTTAACTTGTATTTGTGACAAACTTCTACCAATGCTTTTGTTAAAGGTTCAATTTCACCAGAAGAATTTTCTGTTCCAATGATTGTTTTTGACCCTACATGCATAACAAATTTGTTTGTCAGAAGATCTTGAAAAATATGGTTATCTTCTTCCACGCACAAGATATAATTTGAAAATTGGTTCTTTTCAACCTTTATAGTTGGTTTTTTATCGATCATTGTTATAACTGCTGGTGTACCATTAATTTTTATTTTTGGTATCCATAACAACCCAAGCTGGTTGAGTTTGTGGTTTATTTTACCTTTATCAGCGTTTGGGTTTTTATTAATGATAAAATCCACCAAAGACAATATTTTTTGGTTTATAATCAATTTAACCTCGTTATCCATCATATATTTATTAGACTAATTTTTTTGACCGTAAAATTCATTTTTTAATCTTTTATACCTAAAGGGTATAAAAGGTCCATTGATTGATCATTCATTTGTCTACATGCCTAAACTGACCATAATCTGTCTTTCGGCTTTTTGTAACTGAAATATATCATCATAAACATATGGTTTAACTTTATCCATAAGTTCTAATAATTCATTTACAGACGATAATGGTTTAACTTTACCAAACACGGGTGGTGGTATTTTAGGAGCAATATCTGAAATTGGGACAGCAATCGAAGGTTCCATTGAAGGCATAGGAACAACCGAAGGTCTAATAGATGGTTTTATCGAAGGTGCAATAGATGGTTGTGACACAATCGATGGTCGAATTGAAGATGGTCGAATTGAAGCAGAAGGAACCATAATTGATGGTGGTGGTTTTGATGCTAATAATGGTGGAACACGCTTCAAAGGTACCAAGGCAGTATAATGATAGTCATCAATAAAACCAAGCGGAACTATGGTGGTGTAAGCATCATTATTTGATATAAGTTGAAAATTTCGAGTATTTAAAATTAGAAGGTTGAATTGAACCTTCAATAATTCACTCAAGACCATCAGACATATAAAATCGCCCCATGTCCCACTTTTTGACATGGCTTGTATGTATCGTTTGGCATTTTTAGCGTATTCTTCAGGCGTTGTTTCACCGCTCTCAGTGACATATTCCAAATAAGTCTCCAAGAAATCTGGATGATCTTTAAGGTATTCGACTACCATCGCCCTCAACATTTCGTGTGTGTACCTCATGTTTTGATTCAGCCTTAAAGATTTGCTTATGGCCCTGAAAAGACAATTTCCATCGCCTTTGACTGGCACCGATTCAAAGTTGTGTTCGTGCGCCAAGATTTCCAAATCACGATCGGCATGTTTACCCGTGTACTTTGGCAAATCTGGTCTAGATTTGACTGAAGAAGGAGGGGCTACCGTTATACTCGGTCTAACTGAAGGTGACTTTGGTCTAACAGAAGGTGGTCTAACTGAAGGCGACTTTGGTCTGATCGAAGGCGGTGGAGAAGGTGGTCTAACAGAAGGTGACTTTGGCCTAACTGAAGGCGATGGAGAAGGTGGTCTAACAGAAGGTGACTTTGGCCTAACCGAAGGAGTCCTTGATCGTCTCACCGATGCAGGTGGAGTTCTTTTAGGAGGTGCTTCTTCTTCATCTTCAGCCAGGATTGATGATGAAATTGGTCTAACAGAGGGTGGTAGAGATGGCGTTCTAGACCTTCTAACCGATGCAGGTGGTGTTTTACTTCTCTTTTTTGGACTTGGTTTTTTTACGGTCTTTTTAACCACAATTTCATCTCCTGAATCATCTGAGGTTGAACCCAACTCTTTTGATTTATATTTTGGAGGACTCACAGAACGTGATCGTGATCGTCTTGGAGAAGGAGACCGTGATTTCTGTTTCTGAGTCGAAACAATGAAGTCGATAAAGTCGTTTTTACGCAACTGTGATGGAGTTTTATCTTTAAACTTCTTCAAACCATAACTCAAAGCAAGAGCTTTCAATTCTGGCACTTTGAGCAATGCAAGCTCTGCTCTCCCTTTTGGAGAAATTGATGGTTGAACTAAGCTTGGTGTTTTTGGGACTTGCCCACCTCCTCCAACGTGGAGTAAAAAATCCACTAAATCTTGTTTTAACATTTTTGAAGGTGTTTTATCCTTCCATTTTTTAAGACCTTCAACTTTGGCCATTTCTTTGAGTTCTGCGACTTTCTTACCAAGAAGATCGGCTGCCCGATACTTTGATCTGATTGGACTCGGAGAAGCAGATCGTCTTTTTGGAGTGCGTGATCGCGACTTCCTTACGGGAGAAGGTGATCGTTGTCTGACTGGACTCATTGATGGACTGGGAGATTTTTTACGCGACAAAATATATTGAATAAGGTCGTTTTTATCCATCTTTTCAAGTTTTTTATCAGACACTCCAAGAGCTTTGACTAAAGCCTTTAATTCTTTTTTTTTCATATTTTGAATACCTGGCGATCTCGACCTCTGAGGAGAGGGAGATTTTGGAGATGGACTAACAGACCTCATCGAATTTAATTTTTTTGTTATCAAGTATTGAAGCTCCTTTATATCCTTTTTTTTCCAATCTATATCCAATTTTTTTGCAAGTTTTTTAAGGCTACTTACATCCATATTTTTTATTTGATCGTGATTATTTTTAAGTGGGCTTTTTTTTGGAGAAGGAGAACCATGTTTTTGACTCACAGATCTACATATTGTTTTTGATGACTTTAGGTTACCTTTGGCGGTATAAACATCAACCCCACAATATTCTCCCAAAGCCAAAAGGTCAACCTTTTCCAAACCATTGCATTTTTTTTCCGATATGCCACAGATTGGGTCGTTGTTATTTTTTAACTTTTGTCCTTCGTCATCGTCACTTTCAGACGATGATGACGAAGGATTTGCAGAGTACTGATTGACTATTTCAGTACAAATTACCTGTCGAGTTTTTTCGCGACCATTGGGCAAATTTGGGTTAACACCACATTTTTTTCCAAGGTCGACTATATCTTTCTTTTTATACTTGGAACTTTTTTCACAAGTTTTTAAATCAATATCGCACATTTTGTTGGCCTTTATTTATTAATAAAAAACAGCTTAACATTTCATTTTTCGTATTCAAGATCTTTTTGACCATAAATTGAGTTAACTCTTTAACCCTTTCACAGGCGGTGGGAAACCATACCCCTTCGGGGTATGGTTCCTCTGACCGCAAAGGCTTACCTTTCCGGGCAAATTTGCCCGGAAAAGAGTTAACCCGTTCGCGCGTTTCAAGTAAATGGGTTATCTGGTCTTACGACCGGGATATGGTTTCCTTTGACCACAAAGGGTTAAAGTATAATACACTTGGGTCGTCTGCTTGTTTTCAACTTTATTTTTTCTTCTGGTATTTCTGAGTTGAATAATACCATTGATTTTTCAATCATTAATTCGTTAATGTATTGGTCGCGAAGAGCCTTTAAATTCATCTCCAATTGTCTTTGAGTTGAAAATTCAGACAATTGCTCTTGCACACTCCAAACATTGAATTGTTTTTCCATTGTTGTCGGCATTTATTTACTTTAAAACGACTTCCACGCACCGAGCATTCGACCTTTTTTGACTTTCAGAGTCAATTTGTTGAAAAATGGAGTTGATAAAATGACATACTTTGGCGTTGATAGTAATACAAATGTTTTGCTCCATAGTCTTATAGCAAAAGTGACAAGAATGGAACTGGCTCTTGAAGTTTTTCAAACGAACTCAAAAGGGTGAAGGTGACCCTACATTGCCAAAAAATTTTAAAGAATTACGTGAACTGGTCATGCACTTGGCACAAAATGACGTTGAGAGAATAGAAGAAAGTAAAAATTGGACTGATATCATAGTTGAACAGTCGAAAAACATTAACGATCTCAAGACAAAAATAGATATAATAAATGCATAACACCGTTGTACTATTATTTTTTATCCATTGTTTGACTTATTTGGTGGCAGCATTACCAAAATATAATATGAGCGCCATTTATGCTGGTTTTGCATCAGATGAAATTTTTACACCCGATCAATATGCTTTTAATGTGTCGTGTTTAGGTTGTTTTGTTCCTTAACTCTTCGCGTTAACTCTTTTATACCTGAAAGGCATAAAAGCGCTTGTTTGTTTCAACTAGATATGATTGCTATCAATAATTGAATAAAGGTCGTTAGCATCCATAAAATGTTTTATATCTTTGTATCTTGACAAAAATTTTATATCATACAATCCAAGCATACACACTGAATAATTTTTTTCAATCAAATTCTTTACGGTGGTTAACAATCGACACACACATTTGAAATCGTTGTAAAGTTTTATAAAATTGGATGCCTCATAAAAAAAAGAGGTGTCAGAAAACGACTCGACATACATTGAATAGTAAAGTTCTTGAAGGTTTTCATATTTATGGATCAATTTATCCAAGACTGAAATATATGAAGTATCATTCATTTTTATTAACTAATAAATGGAGCCAAACAATTACAATGGAGTTCATATACTATCCGAAGCAGTTATAATGGGTGGAATATCCATGTATTTTTACAAAAAAATCTCTGAACTTGAATCGACCATAGAAGATTTAAAGAGTCAAATAACCATGCAAAACAATCAACTGCGATACTTGTTGGGGGGGCATGTACCTCAAACCAATGGAAACTTTTCAGGTTCTCAACAACCTCAACAAACACCTCTCAAAATTCCTTCCCAAGAGACATTAACTCGAAAACCACCACAAAAAGAAAATTTTTTCAACAACAGATCTGAACAAAAGTCAGGTCAATCATTACAATTTAATGGTCATACCGAAGCATCTATTCAAGAAATTGTTCAAAGTTCGATAGTTCAACAATCAAAACAGGTCAGTCTAGATTGTGAGAATGGTGTATGTCGCCTTGTTCCCAGACCAAAACAAAATGGTGATCAAAAAGAACCAATGGAAAAAAAGGTCGTCATATCCAAGATATCCAAGCAAATTGAATTCGATAGAGAAAACATGGAGCCTGATCACACTTCCAAAGTGAACACATTTGCAAAATTTTCACCCAATCCCTTACTTAACTCAGTTACCCCCAGACCAAGCATTAGCGCAAGTGAAACAACGGTTGAAAATGAATTGGAAAAAATTTTAAACGATATAGACGATGAATAACCTTCACATGCCATAATTTTAAACCCTTTTATACCTACCTGATAGGCATAAAAGGTAAGCCTTTCAAAGGACCAAAAGTTGACCATGCTGGCTTGCCAGAATGATGTGATCAAATATAACCATACCCCCGTGGAACTGGCCCCGGTAATGGAAAATTTCTCCATTAGATAATATAATTAATAAATGTCTACAAATTCAAATTTTAGATTATATGACCTGTGGCTCAATTAATTGCCACTGGAGGAGGTGGTGGTGGTCTACCATCAACCGGAGGTACTATGACAGGTAACCTCAATATGCAAATGCCATTCAAAGTGGTACAATGCGAGCCTCCTGTTGGTCCCTGCGATCTTACTAATAAAGCCTATGTTGATAGTTTAATTGGAGGTGGTCCTTTTCTACCACTAACAGGAGGTACTATGACAGGTGAGATATTGCAACCTTTAGCTCCATCAACCGGTAACTCGTTAGCTAACAAAACCTATGTTGATGCTCAAGTCACAGGTGCAACTATACCAGACGCGACCACGTACGCCGATACTAATTTTAATCAAAGTTAAACTTTGGCCATTGGTGGTTTAAATGCACCATCTTTAGCTATCTACTGTAATGTATACTATAAAAATAATGGAGGGTCCTTAGCAACCTTAATTCCATTATTTAATCGAGATTTGAAAACAGCCACAGGTACAACCGTGCAAATTGCGGGTGGTTGGATGGATTATTCATATTTTTAATTTATGCTTATTTTTAACCTTTAAAGGTTAAAAATAATTTCCACGTTAAATTTTTCGTGATCCTTGTTTTAGAGTAAATAAATGGATAAGCCTACGAGCATGTTTATACCAAGTATTTATAAAAGTTTGTCTAAAGAGACAATGAATGGTACTGCTGTTGTATCGGAAGAACAACAGAAAGTGCCCGATAATATTTCGAACTATATCAACTCTCATATCGAAAGGTTGATTAAACCACATTTCGAAACGTTTGAGAACGAAGACATAAAACCAAATATGTTGAGTCTGATACACGAACTTCAAGATTCTGTCGACAACGCAGTCAAGAAAACGGGAGACACCATTTCAGGATCACTTCATATTTTGAAGGTTCCTCAAGCCAAAATGGACGCTGTCAACAAAGAATATGTTGATTGGTTGTTTTTAACCCTATCAGAAAAACTTGAAGCCAAATTGTCTAAAAATTCCGACGTTAATTTGAACCATTTTAAAATCAAAAATATTCAAAGTCCAATTGACCTTAATGACGCAGCCACCAAAAATTATGTTGATCAAAAATTTGAATCTATGAGTGGTTATTTGAACCAGAATTTGCATCACTTATTTTCTAAAGGTCAAATATTAACGGCGTCAGTTAAAAAAACATTTTTCTTCAATCCTGGTTTCATTTGCCCACAAAAAATCCATATTGTTTCTGTTGGGTTCTCTACGTCACCCTATAAATATAAAATTGGTGAAAAATTGAAATATGGTGAAAAGAACCCAACAAAATTGTATTTTATGGTAAACAACGAAATAAGGAGTGAATACATCATTGAAAAAGATGTTCAACTTGGTCACATATTAAAGGAATTTGATGACCCTATTATTTTTGAAAAAGGAGACAATTTTATGATGGTTGTAGAGACCATGATCGAAGATGCATCGGTCAATATTTCATTCTATTAACCCTTTCAAGCCCAAATAATGGAGTATAATAAATGAGCGGTGACAGTATAAATACTTTGAAAATGGGTAGAGAACAACCATTAAGTTTGACAGACCTTGAATACACAAAAAGACTCTTGGAACCATTTGAAGATGTTATCGTCGAAAGGTTCACAACGCCTTCAGCAACGCCAACAAATAGAAACATTTTTATTTTGGTTGCAATAGGCCTTGTTTTGCTGATAAACTTTCCAAAGGTCAGAGAGAAGTCTGGGTTGAATAGTTATGTTTTATGGTTGATTTCAGCCTTTTTATTATTTGGAGTTGTGTACTAATAATTTAATTTTTATGCTTTCATTAAGCATAAAAATTATATCTATCTATTAATATTTGTATCTCCATTTAGGGTTAATTGAACCTCCAATTTGTTTAACAATTTCCCACAATGGTCTCTTTTTATTGTCAATTTTAACCTCTGGATACTGTTGTTTTAAATGGTTCTCGAAAGCAGTTCTCTTAATAGTATTGTTATCTGGACTGAACGAGGTTAAAGATTCCTTAATTGCGTCAATTGTATCTTGATTAAAAATCGTGGTTAAATCAACCTCTTCCTCCCCTATTCGTTGATATGAAATTCTTATTTTTTCAAGACGAAGAGGAGGTACTATAATAGGTTCATTGTTCATGGTATCCTCCACCATTTGATCTCGATGAAGATTGACAAATAAGAGAAATTCATCATTATGGTCAATTATAGCGTCAACACATTTTACCAACCAATTATAGTTGATGATATAGAGTTCTTTATTAGCATTCTCTCTAAATCCTCCGAGACATCCCAATAAAGCTTGTTCTATAGATCGATAACTAACCACTTTTCTGATGTACACGTAAAAGTGTGCATTTGAGTCAGATTTTCCACTGTTATACTGAGACAACCTAGATTTAACCAAGTCGAACGTACCACACCCACCTGGTTTAAATTTGGTTTCAAGCATATATTGCTCCGTTGTGGCAATATAGATATATTCTTGTGGTTCGACTTGTTTAGTGGCTTGGTTGAATTTGAGGGCTCGTTGTAACTTTTCTTTGGATTCTTGTTCTGCCTTGAGACGTTGTTCTTTCTCTTGGTTTAATTGTTGATCTTTTATGGCTAACAAAGACTTACTTTTATCTCTTTCTTTTTCAGCCTTTTTGACTAGCCAATTAGCTTGATATTCAGCGTATTCAAAACATGCTTCTTCCAAGTTTAAATAGTAGTCTCGAATCATATCAGAATGTTTGGTGTTAAGTCTCATTACTGCTTTTTTAAAGTTACGAGTATCCATTACAATCCAACGTTTTTGAACCAAGTTACCTTCGTTGACGTTTTGAAGTTCGCGCTTCATACTTGGATGTTCTAAAAAGCGTTGATCTGTATGGTCAATTTCTTCATATGGAATATTGTTGTTATCGAGAAGTCTTTTCCAACCTTGTTTTTGTAATTTGTATTCTCCCCCATAACCCAACCAATCTAAAAGTGGAGTGCGTACAAACACATATTGAAGTGGGGTAGGACCGGTCCTACCCCGTTTTTGTTCCAGGCTACCCTGGTTTTGTGGCATACTCCCGAGGATATGCCGCTTTTTACTCAAAGGATACCATAACTCTTGGAACCAGTCGCTACTAACATCTATACCAACATTTTTATTTTTTATAAAGGTAAACATATCCATAAACTCATCTTTTTTTGAATCAATATCGTTTATATCGATCATATTTATAATATGCTTAACTTGATCATAGAACTCAATTGAGACCCAAGAAGCGATGTCTAAAATTAATTCTTTAGGTACATACGTACCAGTAGTTAGTTGAGTTTTAAGATCTTTGTTATCGCCTTTGATTTCGTAGCAGAGGGCCAGATCGAGCCCTCGGCTTTCTATATAATATTCAACCATTTTTTTAGATTTTTCCAAGCGACTCCATTTTTTACCACCATTAACGCACAACTTCGTTGCATTAAAACAACCGGTAGCCTTATCGATGACTAATTTAAAGTCTCCAAAGAGACCATAGTAGAAAGTATCCTTGATATGCTCATAGGTACATTCAGATAATTCAATGTTTTCCATCGTATAGTTTATTTACCTTAAATTTTGTTAAATATTTCAATTTTTTATTTTTTCGAAAATTTCAAAAATATTCTTCGATAATGGTCAAAAGAACCATTATCAACCCAAAAAGTGGTTACTAGGCACTAGCAAATTTTATGGTTATCTCAATCATTAAACTGAAAAATTGAAATTTTTCCTACTACTACCCTTGCCTAGGAATGCATATTGAGAACAATTGAAAAGGTGGATTTTTTATGCTTTGTTTAAGTATAAAAAATTAAAGTTTCTTTTTTATTGTAATTTGAGAAGTGCAGTCGGATTAATCTTCATCACTATCATCATCATATTTACGGTTCCATGTGTATCCTTTTAGAACCCTATCAGTTTCAGCCAATGCATACTTGTTTTTAACCATTTCGATAAATTCATGTTTATTTAAGGTTATCATCTTCCCTGAAAACGAATTTATGTACCAGCTCTTAAAACTGACGTACATATCGTCAAATGTGATCTTGTGATCACTGTTGTCTGTTTTAATGTATGTTTCCTCCATAAAGAATGCCAACACATCGCATTTAGCCTGGTATTTTATCTTGGCCTCGTTTACCTTGTCGGGTATAGTTGGTTCATATGAACCATCTCTTCGTGTTTTTTCTTTCTTTATAAAAATTTGGATTAAATACCACCCTAAAGCTTTAGCTAACGATTCTAGGCGGTCTTTTTGCGTCATCTCTGTGTCGCACAGAAATATCTTCTTTTCTCTTTGTTCTTTCAAGGTTGGTGGACATTTCTCTCGCGATACAAATTTGGCTTCAAATGGGATAATTCGAATTCTATCCCAAGTTGCATCGACCGCGTCTTTGAGACAAGGCAGTTCATTGCATATACATAGCATTTTGAACATTGGAGTAAAGTCACTTGATTCGGAACCTTTTTGAAACAAGTCTCGACAAGGTAAAGAATCACCACCAGTTAGAACATTTAATGATCCACTCAAGATTTGTTCCGTTTTGCCCCATTCATCGAACACTCCCCATCTAACACCGCCTCTTAGTCTACTCAATTGTGGATTGGGTTGACCGGGCTGAATACGTTCCGTGAGTACACTCGTAGACAGCTTGATTGCAAATTTTTTACCCAACATGGTCTCAAACAGACGTTGAGTGACAGATTTCCCGTTGTTTCCGTTGCCTGTCCAAAACATTGCAATTTTATCTCTGTTGCCGCCCCTAAACACCTCGCATGTCTGTTCAATAAAATACTTGCGAACACTTTTATCTGGGCAAATTTTACGTAGAAAATTGTTCAAATTTTTAATTTCGTCACTTTCATCGTTTAGGGTCTCGTCAAAGTGTATACTCAAAGTTTTGGACAAGTAGTCAGATTGTAACCCCTGTCTGAATGAAAGAGTTTCAAAGTCAAACACACCATTCTTAAATGCGATGATAAGTGGATTGTCATCCAATAACTCGGAAAACTCTTCGTTGTAAAATAAAACTTCACACATTTTAATAATACCATTTTGAGATGTAAAATTTTCTAGCTTGTTTATAGCCTTATTGATATCTTGTTTTTTTGCGGTTAAGATAGCCTTATTTTTCTTGGACAATTTTTCCTTCTCTTCTTCATCGTCACTATCGCTCTCTTGGCCACTGTCAGTGTCAGTGTCTTCTTGATACAATATCTCCATTATTTTTTTCTTAAATTGTTTGTATTTTATAGAGATGTGCTCAAGCTTAAATCGAAATTCTTTCAAAACTTTGACGGGTGCCCAAATTGTTCCATTAAAAGAATACCAACCATCATCGGAGAAAATATACTTGTCGGAAAACATATCCAACAATAATCTGGCCAATGGTGCATCGGTAGTCATAATTTCAACCATCATCACACTATCAAACAGGTTGTTTTCGTCCAAAAATAGTCCATGCGACTTTTCAACAAATTCATTGTACTTGTTGACGCTGTCCTGTTTTGCGTACCATCTCAAAGACCCCATACTTTTCGTTTGTCCATGTTTAGGGTCTCTTTTCTCCATTTTTTCCCACATCTCCAAACATGCATCTTCGTCATAGTTGTCGCTATTCTGGCTCCATTCGTTCCAAATTTTGAATGCTTCTTCGCAACCATGTCCAATGTTGAATAAAATAATGCCAATATCCCACCACGAGTTGTATTCGTCAGCTCGAGATGTCTTTAAAATTTTAAGGAGTTCTTTAGCCTGAAGTAAATTTTTTTTAATAGTGGCGCGATCTTCCTTAACATCAATATTTTTCAACTTTTGTTTCAAATAGACCTTGGTTGGAACCTTTAAATCTGTTGGCGTCTTTACATTGAAAATTTCTTTCTTGATTGGAGACACACTCAACAGTTGGGGTAACAAGTCCATAACATTTGAATCGTCAACATTTAAGCTCTCCTCATCCCTGGCGAAGAACTGTCCAAGTTTAAATGCTTCCGATGGTTGAATTTTAACCAATTCATGATTATAAATTTCGGTTAATTTGTATGGTTTCAACTCCTCAGACTTTGAACTTCCATACATCAACCAACATTTACTGGTCACATCATCCACAAAATTTTCAGGACTTTCAGTGTGGTCGGAAAAGAGCTTCTTTCCATTTCCAAGCTTGAAAGAGCTGATGTTTTCTTTTATTTTTGGAATAATGACGTTTTTAACCTTATCCTTGTCCAAAAACAAATATGGAAAATGAAGGTGGAATCCATTCTTTAAAAAGTTGCCCGATGTGTAAGGTTTTTTTTCCAAGACAACACATGTCAACGCTTTTTCAGTGTGTTCCAAAACATGTTTTTTTATGGTTTCTTGAAAGCACTTGATTGTAGCCAATAGTTCTTCGTTCGTGTACAAGGTTCGAATGTTCTTAAAATTTTGAACTCCTTCAGAGTCAATTTTTATGTCAATGTCTCCAAGAAGCGGTACATAATCACCTTGTTTTTCGGCTAAACATACAGGTACATTGGAAGTGACAAGTTGGTTATAGTTTTGATAAAATTCGTGGTCGTTTGTCGCCGAAAGATAATAATGGCCGGTTTTGTTTCCCATAGATACATGAGTATACCCAGAAGATCCATTCAGACCATTATTTTTGGATGTTTTAAACAACGAGTAACAATGGTTCTTTACATCATTATCGTTGTGTGCACCTTGAGGTGCGTGATATACGTCGTGTAATGCTTGATTCATAGTTTATTTATGTATTTATTTTTAAATAAAAATCATTTTTTTATTTAAAGGATGATGTGAACCTATCAAAAAGATTTTTTAATCTATAAATATAGATTAAAAAACACCATTCTCGCATTTTTTATTTTTTCAACATCGCTTTGATTTTTTCGGCCATTCACTTGAAACGTGCCACATGTGGCACGTTTTACTGTGATAGGTCGACCCGTTCGCTTCGCGAAAAGAATGTATAAATAAATGGATATCAAAAAAATGTTTCTGACCGTATTAATGGCACTATTTGCCTTGTTTCAACCTATTAGTGCTTTTGGGGTGTGTGATCAACAATGTCTTTCCGATTGTACTAGCCCAGTACCAGATAATGGTGGTAAATGCACTCAAGCATGTATGACAAAATGTTGTTTTAAATATTAAAAATATTTTCTGAATGGTGGACTATACCCAAAATTGTGGTTATCAAAAAAACAAGTTGTTGTAAGGCTAGCGGATACTGTTTTCTGAAGGAAAAATAACCAATGCAGATAGAGTTGGAAACAAACCATAACAAGAACCCTTCCATAACTCCAAAAGCAATGCAGATAGCTCCGAGGACCGAAATGACAAATATGGTCGTTTCTATCCAAAAATTAAAAGTTTTCCAAATAGGCGGTGTTGATCCTTCCTTCACTTCTTCTTTGGAAAAAGTGAATCTTCCGACTTTCTTAGTCGGATTTAAGGGTGCGGCGACTTCAATATCAATATTACTCATTCTTTATTAACTCTTTTATCTTTTTTATGCCTCAAAGGCATAAAAATACTTTAACTAACCCACGACCTATCACTAGTGATAGGTTAATGCATCATTTTAAACACGCTCGTTTTATAGCTGAAACAAGCTTGGATTCAGTCATGTCACCAAGTTCGATATAATTGTCTTTGAAAATAAATTGGGTTTTCAATGCTGTATTTGGACCATATTTTGATCGAATAAAACTATACATGTCACCTTTGGAAACGTAGTCCATTTCCAATTTATATTCAACATAGCACAACTCTTCCATATTTTTTAGTGTTTCTTTACAATCCTTCTTGTTACCATAAATTAAATAGTATCTATCATTGACATGATTTGACTTCATCATGTCGATTATACTCAATACAACTTTGTCCAGTTCTTTTCCACGAACTGAAACAGCGGTTTGAAAAATAAGTTCTTCAAATGGACATATTTTTACAAGGTACAATGTATCCTTTTGGATCTCAAGTTTTGGAGAGAACAAATCATTCAATTGTATGGTCAATTTCTGCTTCGCAACTCTGTGGTTATAATGAGTCTTCATAAAGTCTTTAAGGTCAAAAATAACCTCTAAAATTTGATCGATTGGATTAATCAAGCGATGGAGGTAGTATAAATAATCAAGGTTCAAGAGACCTTTATTTTTACAATAATAGTTTGAAGTCTCTATTTTAGCCGACTGCTTTGCTTTAAGGTCATTTGTCTCCACAATCACATATTCCAATCTGCTACCCTCATTGCGCATTTGACCACGTCTCTTAATTTTTTCCAATAGTTGAATATGGGCTGGAAGTTTTGAGAGATACCAATCTGTCTCTTCTTGTGGTGTCTCGATACCTTCTTGTTCTCGAATATCATCGGTTAAAAATGGAACATTATATTGTCCAAGAGTGGCTCGATGTAACCCTTTTTCATTCAAAAAATATTGTGCTTGAAGATTACCATAGTCGCCGGTTGCCTTTGTGATGATAAAGTCTTCAATTGGTAGGGTATGATTAAACATAGAATTTATGTCGCCTGTCAAGGATGAAACAACCTTTTGTTTCAATATCTCTATTGACTCTGTATTTTCAAAGATAATTTTAACCACATTTTCATATGTCTTGCGAATAAAGGCGCTGTTATCCCTTCGATTCAACACAACACCTCTTTTTCCAATTTCAGGGTTAATTTTACCATCTCGAGATGATGACTGGTACATGTAACGTTTTTTAGTCAAGATTAGAAATTTTTTATACACCGCTTCTTCAAATTCAAGCTTCATTGGTGGTGGAAACAGACCAGAAATCTCATCTGCAACTTTAATGGCATAATCCCACAACTCGGGTATAGTAAATTTTTTATCATGGAAAGATACATAGGAACTATTATGTACAACAAGTTGTCCAATTCCTGCTGCAAAGTGATGATTACCTGTTTGAATGTCGTATATGTAATCACCGTCATATCTATACAAAGCTTTCTTCTTTATGGCATTTGGAACCTTGCGTAATGCTTTTGTTGGAGTTGACCCCGTCAACTTATATATATTAGGTTTGTCATCTCTGACGTTTATGCTAACTTGATACCCAACACTTTTCATCAAATAAAATAATTGGGCTGATCCAATTTGACCTTTAAAACTTATAGAAATAGAAGGATCTTTTTTAGATCCATCGCCAGCATAAAATCCCATAAAAAACGCCTGACGAATTTCTATGGGCGCTTGAAGGATAATATCGGGTATTTTTTTATATTTATCATGATAAAATAAGTCACGGTAATTTTGAACCATATTGTTATCACATTTACTTCCATCGGCCATAAAAAGACCCCATATAAATGCAATTTTTGACGTTATGTTTTTATATTGAAATTGTGGAATACTCTCGGGGCATAGCCCCGAGCTACGTAGGCCGGCGAAGTCGGCCGTAATACAATAATCTTCTATATCTTCAGATGTCAGCTTGTTTGGATATAAAGGTTCATCAGGTGTATCTTCGGGAAGTGGCAGTCCAGTAACACAAAGTTTGTCTCCAATTTCGACTTCTTGCGGGGTAACACAGTTCAAAGTTTCAGATAACAACGAATGGTTATCTGAGCATACAACAGTACCAATGTGTGTTGTTACACGGGTCATTGTCTCTAGTGGTTTACATCGAACCACATTTTCAATTTTTGTAAATCCTCTATCTGACCAAATGGTATATCCTTCCTTTGGAGTTGAAATTTCTTTATTTGGATTTATTGGTTTCCAGTCACCCTGACTTAATTTGTCTACAGTTGTATAGAATATTTCATCTGTGATATTATTTTTTATTAAAATAGGGCTATCTTTAACCAGACAATCAGTATCTCCATACACTAAAGTTCCTCCGTATTTTGATTGGAGAGTTTCAGCGGCAACGTTAATATTCTTACGGCCCATGTATGTTACTGACATTGCAACTGGCATAAACGGTAACATGCCAGCTTTAACTCCGGTGATACCATACATTGAATTTGCTGATATTTTGTACGCAAGTTGTCGCTGGTTTAAAATATCTATGGTTGTTTGAACCTCTTTATATTCATGTTCATTTGTTATTGTTTTAAGGCTGTCTTTAAGCTTACCCATTTCTTTTCTGGTCTCCTTTCTTGCATCTAATAAAGATTGTACAACTGTTGGAAGTACACCTTTAAATTCTGGATGTTCTTCTGTGACCTTTAAGAACCTGTATTTTCGTTTCTCGCACATTACATTTTTATTTAAACTTTTGGTTATTTCCGACCTTTGTTTTCGAAGTTGACTAACCAAAGTTTTATCGTAATTTTTCTTAGAAGTCAGTTCATCAATGGTCTTGGTAAGCTTAGCTTTTTCAATAACTTTTGGATCATGTTTGCAACTGATATGGTCTTCCCACTCCATAATATGACACAATTCATCTGGTATGGTTGGATCAAATGCGCAAGTCGAATAATCAATGTTATAGGCTATGATCAACGATGGATAAAGTGCGCTAAAGTCCAGTGGAACCACATTTTCATAAAGACCTGGTTTTGGCACAAAGATATGAGCACCAACATATCTTTCGTTTTCTGATACGGTGTACCCATCTTTTTCTGGAACAAATTTATTTTCAAGACAATATTTATAAAGGTTCGAATAAACCTTTATTTGTTGGCCTTTAGTGAACAGGGTGATCATGGGTACGTTACATACGACGGCCATTTCTGACAAACCATACCATACGTTGAGCTTCTCCATCAATTTTGTCACCAACATTGAATCTTGCATACAATACTTACCACAAATCGACATGTACTTTTTGGACAAGTTGTCAATTTGCAACTTTTTCACCTTAAGATGATGCTTTGTTTCCAATAAATCAAATTTTGCCTCATTAACAACCATATATCTCAGATCTTCATATTTTATTCTGAAATTATCTCCATCACCCAAATGTTGAATTTTTGCCGTTATATTTTTTATTGATGCAGCGTGGTTCGTAACCATAAAAACATCCGTTACTTCTTCTTCAAACGTCAAACTTTTAAGGTCGTCTTCACTATCAACTCCAAACAATCCATAAAGGTTCTTTTTAACCTTTATTATCAACAATAATTGAGTCTTGATCCCTTCTCGATAACAACGAAAGATACTTTTAGGGTCCAAATCATCCTTTGTTTCTCCGATAAAATGGGTAGAGACTGTTTTAAGCTTGTAATCGTTCAATTTGAAATCTCGTTGGACAACCGGTAAAAGGTCAATGTAGAGCCTACCTTCACAATCCAAGAATTTAAATTCTTGATTTTTGTATGCTGAAGATGACCATTTAATTTCCCGTTGTATCCCCTGTTTTTCTTTGGCAAAGCCTTGTTGGGACCATTCTGGGTAGATGCATTTATGATTGGATCTATCCATTAAATATGGGATATCAAAATTAAAGATGTTGTAACCAATAACAACGTTTGGATTTTTTTCGTTTACAAGGTCTCTATAACCCATTAATAATTTCTTTTCTGTCGGATAAGATAGAACCTTGGCACCAACCACACTTTCTTTTGGTTCTCCAAGCGATAGCAAATATTTATCATAAGTCTGACTACCCAACCGAGAGAACACACATGATATCTGAAATATGACATCTCCTGGTCGAGATGCCTTGGGCATAGTCACTGTGTCTTCAGAGTTGACTTCCAAATCAAAGCTTAAAATAAGCGGTTTTGGAATTGTGGTCTTTTTAGACCTTGAAATTGGTTTTTCTTCGGATGTTTTCCGATAAAGGTTCAAATCGACCAAAAATTCTCGATCACAACTGGTAAATTTATCTTGTTCGTCAAGGATCTCTGTACCTTTAAATTTTATCCATCCAGCTGTGGGTAAATTATACTTTGAAGTTAATTGAAGACGCGGACATGCATCTTGACCATGTACATGAAATTTAAGGTTCCCCAAACCTGGAATTCTTTGCGGTACTTTAAGTCTGTTGGGAAAGTTGAACTTTAAATCTTTATATGATGCAAATGAGCATAACAAATACGGAAATAATTTATGGACATACTTACCTTCTTTCGTTTTTTTTAAATTGGCACCATACAATTTTCTACAAAATTTTAAGGTACATTTGATGTTTGGAAACATTTGTCGAAAATAAAGGTACAACTTCTCCTTATTCCCGATATTTTTCCAATTAATGTGAGTGGGCATTTCGACCCATACAAATGGTCGAAATCCGTTAACAGCCACACATATATTTTTATTTTGGTCATCGAAGCCATAAATTCGAATAAATGTTTCATCTTGGTACTCTTCATCCAGATGCCAAGAATAAGCATAAAATTCATAGTTTGTTGTTTTAGTGTTGATATTATCCATTCTTTATCTTATTATTTTTTCCTCAGACAAAATCATTTTTTATTTCACACAATAACTATGATTATTTAAACCATTCACCCTCTCGTTTTATTTTTTGATGCCCTTTGGGCATGAAAAATTTATTATTTTAAGCTTGAATTTGGTCACTCAATAAACATACTCAAACCATTCAAAAACTGCTCTATTCACACAAATTGAAGCTTGTTTTAATCATTAATTTTTTATGCTTTAGTAGCATAAAAAATTTTCAAGTTAACACCTTTGAGTACATCTTCTACAAACTTGTGTATTCAGTTTGCACTTTAAGTCCATATTTTCTCTTTGTAAAGGTAACAACTGAGCCTGAAGAGACATTCTCTCTCTGTTGATTTGATCGCGATTTGTTTTTGTTGTTTGTAACTTAGATTCTAACTTAAGTTTTGTTGACTTCAGACAAGAATAATAGAAGTTAATGAACAAAACAAGCATCAATTTGCGCTTTCATATCTTTGAAAAATTTAAAGTCTTCTTCAACATATTTTTTTTCAAGCTCAATTTCTTTGGAAATTTGTTCGAATCCTTCTCTGATCTCTACGTGTCCTTTCTCTACATCAGCAATCATTTCTTCCAATTGAGCTACTAGAAACCAACAACGGGCTTCATCTTCAGTAGTCATAATAATGGGATCTGTCAAAGTGTTAATCATCTTTATTTAATAAATTTTGAAAAATATAATTTGAAGGGACCTAAAATAACAAATTCCACTGGCCAGAAAGGCTTATCTTTACCAGGCAAATTTGCCTGGTAAAGAGTTAGTGGTGGATTTCAAGATATAATAAATGATTGACGTAGTCTTAATAATTATTGCCGTTATGTTTGGTACACTGTTGTATGACAGAAGTAAACGTGGCAAATGGGCAAATTTGCCCGGAAAAGAGTTAAAAGAAGGTTTCAGTTCACCTTACACTCTGGCAAACAAACCAATGTGTTCAAAGGGTGACAATGGACCTTATGAAATATCAGCTCGAAATACCGAGTATACTTTTGATTTGCCTCAAGGTGGCAGTGTGACCTTACCAGAGGCACAAATATTTACACCATCTTATGCTGGATTTTTGAACAACTATCAAACCTTTGGTTCTTCTGGGTACGCGCCTGGAGTCTCAGATAGAGGTCAATTTAGTCCATACTCTATGAATGCAAATATGGAGACTTATCAGCCTATAGATTTTGATAACAATATTGCATCTCTTTATGGTTACAAACCCGATGGTTACGATACCACGCCTAAAACAACCATAGTTACCTGCAGTGAAAACGATGGTCTTATGGGAATGAACAGGTGGTGTGGCTGTGAGTCTCTCAGCACCGGTGGTACAACAGAAACCGCTACAAGACGTCTTTTTGGTGGAGTTAACCCTAGAACATTGATCCCCCCAAAAATTGTACCACCAATCACTGATATGGAAGAATGGGGTACAGACAACTATAATATACACTCTGCTACCAACAACTACAGATCGGACGAATTATTCTTGTCTGGATACGTCACTCTTGACGATTGCAAGTGTAGAGGAGTGTGTAATTGTGTACAAAAGTGGAATAAACCATTAATTAAAGAAGGATTTTATGAAAATACAAGTGGTTCAAATCAACCTAATTGGCCAACCAATTCAACAAATATCAGTGGTCAATTGGGTCCATTAACAACACGAACGAACAGCAACTGTAGAGGAACCTTAAAAACCGATTGTGGCGGTGAAAATTTGTCTTCTGCTGTTGCAGACCACAATTACATCAGTCCATACGACGTTTCTGAACAAAGGATAACAAGACCACAAATTTTGCAAAATTACGGTGTGTCAAGAGTTCCTGAAAAATCCGTTTACACCAGTATAACAGATGGTAACGATTTGATGTTTATCGAACAAAAAGGTCGTAAAGGTCCAAAGGCGCCTTATTCTACCGATTATATCACTGGAGACGAGCCAAGTATGATTTACGATCCCAGAATGGTTGGGTATTCCGACTCGAAGAGAGGATATGTGGATAAACTTTTAGGTCAACCAAAATTTTATTATGATGATATTAATGCTGCTCGAGCACCCAATTACATCACTCGAAACAAAATTGACATCTACTCTTTCGGTGAGTCGACTGGAAGACTCAAAGATCCCAGAGATGCTCGAACATGTGGGGACAACAATCAATTGGCCGTAGAAGAGTTCCATAACTCGGCTTTACAACACAGATCGGACATGATGCAATCACTCATGAGCAAGAGAAACGGAGAAATGTGGCAGTTGAGAGAGTTCCCAATTTCCACCAACGGTCAACGTATGTCAGGTGGAACATCAAAAATATAATCAAGCAAAAAACCATTATAAATCCCTATCAAACGGACATCGTTTACCTTTGACCTATGGTCAAAGGCTTATGCATTCCTTGGCAAGGGGGTACCCCACGGAACATAATCAAAATTTCAATATTTCAAATTTTATGCTTGTTTTAAGCATAAAATTTGCTAGTGCCTATCAACCCCTTTTGGGCTTTGAAAGGTTCAAAGAACCATAAAAAATTTTTAAATAGTAAAAATTTTGGAATTTCCTTATTACCTTATAGTTCTATTTTAGTCTTGATCCCCATACCATTAAGTTCTTGTAATAAATTTTTGAAAGAATATGGTATGTTACACCTTTTAATATTAAAAGAACTACACACGTGACATTTTTTAGAAGTAGATGTAATCATACCACAATCAGTGCATACATCGACTTGGAAAGGGTCACTATACAAAAACATTCTTTCATTCAAAAACTGGGTTGCGCCATGCACTAAAATACAGTCTTTTTCCATTTCGCCAAATCTTAAACCTCCACCCTGTGAACGACCACAATTTGGTTGACGATGTAAGGTTGTAACTTGACCGTGAGAGCGAGCATGCATTTTGTCCTTGACCATATGCTTTAGTCGGTGGTAGTATGTTGGTCCAATAAAAATTTTGCTTTGTATACGTTGACCAGTGAAACCGCAATACATTGTTTCACCGCCAGTAGAGTCAAAACCATGCTTTGTCAACTCTTCACATAATTCATCCAAAATTGTGGTTGAATTCTCCATAAACGGATTTCCTCGTTTGAATTTTGGTTGTGGATTGGTTAGGTACAATTTCCCCATAACAGTTGCAATAATTTGATTTATGGTCATTCTTGATGGTATACAATTTGGGTTGATGATAATATCTGGGGTCATTCCAGAGCTTGTAAATGGCATATCTTCTTGTGGATAAATCATACCACATGTTCCTTTTTGAGCCATACCAGAACAAAATTTGTCCCCAATTTCTGGTATACGGAGTTGACCTATAACAACTTTGACTCTTCTGCAACCATCAACAATATTATCGGTTATGCGGTCAACATAACCATCTTCTCCTTGTTGGACAACAATGCTGTTGTCTACTATTTTCTCTTCTTCATTTTTATTTTTTATGGTTATTTTACCCACTAACACATCTCCTTTTTTGACTTTTTGACGTAATCTGACAATTCCATTTGGTCCCAATAAACCATAATTGTAATCACGAACTTTTACAGAATCTATGGGTATATCTATCCTTTCTTCGACTATACCGTTTTTTGTTTCTTCCGCGGTATAGGTGTTGTAGGTTGTGGTTCCAAATAACCCTCTTTCAATAGATGCTTTATTCAAGATAACACTGTCTTCTTGATTGAATCCGGTATAACATGCGATAGCAACAATAGCGTTGATACCGTTGGGGTAGTCGTTGATCCCATTAAATTCTGCAATGTCTGTGGTAACAAGTGGTTTTTGTGGATAATTCAGAGTGTGGGATACAGTTTCAGTTTTGAGATTATGGCATGGAATGAAACCAATGGCCTGTTTAACCATCGAAGAGTAAAAACAATTTCGAGCAGATTGGGTTCTATCCGAAAATGGTATGATTCCAGCCACAATACCAAACATTCCGCAAGGGTGCAATTCCATCATATTATATGATGTGTTGGGGTTTTCGGTGATATCAGAAGGTTCCATTGCAACATTGTTAGACATAACCTCGTTTATGTCGATGTATTTGATCAATTGGTGGTCGAGAAAAAATTTGAATGAAGGTTCAATTTGACCTTTATTTTGAATTAGTTCTGAAATTTTTTTCAAATCAAAGACAGGTCGAATCAACCTACCAGGATCAGAATATATTTCAATGACTTTAAGACTGTGATTAACCACAATACTTATATTTGTATCGTTCAAAAAATTTATTTGATGTATGGTGTCAGCATGACCATACAAAAACGGTGAACCATTAATGAAAATAGGGAGACAATTGTCCTTATTTTTTTTCAAACATTTACAAAGAACAAGTTTCTCAAAATGGTTAATTGAATCCATAATTTCACATGTTGAAATACCAGTTGTAACACCGCAAAAAATAGACATGTTCAAGACTGTACCAACCCCCTTTCCCTCGGGTGTTTCAACTGGACATATAAGAAATGAACTGGAAGGATGAATCTGCCTTATTTCAGATGTTTTTGCTTCTTTACCATCTTTGCTTTCAGGTATCACCACTCTTCGCAAACTGGAGTAGTTTGCGAGCAGTGAGACTTTTGGGTTCACAACCTGTGATACCCCAGTTCTTATATAAGTATTTCTCTGTACTCCCCAATAACCAGACGAAAAACTGTACAATATTCCCGTTGTTATACCCGAAGTTCTGAGAAAATTTGAAATATCTGGTTTTCGATTCTTGATCTGAGCCACACAGGTCTTTTGGAACTTCTTGTACAACAACCGAAACAAGAAATAGTACAGTTCTCCGGCTGTTTCAACTCTTTTATGGTTATAATCGTCCCTATTATCAACTGGAAGATCTCCACCCAATGTCAAAAGGTATTTTTTAATCATAAAAGCCAATAAATCCACACGTTGTCTTTTGGTCGATGTTATCCCTAAATGTGGGAATAAATCCATATCTAAGCTTTTTTGGATGTCTTCGATTGTTAGTCCACTTGTGACCCCATCTTTGTCTGCACTGACACTGACATTACGAAAAACTTTGACCAATGTTTCTTCATCGTCACTTTCAGAGTCACTTTCATCACTATTATCGCCGACATCAGAAGTTGAAAATTCTTCGAAACAGTTATTTTTTATGGTTTCAATGAACTTATTGTATTTGTGTGGAAGATTAAATAGATTGTGGAACTTATTACCCATAAGTTCCGGATTAAATCCCAACGACTTAAAAATTACACCCACTGGTATATCGACCATTTTTCCCTTTAATTTGAGTGATACAACAATTTTGTTCTTTACCATTTTGACTTGAACAGACGTAGAATGGAACGTTTCATCGCACATGCTTCTCATCTCACAAATCAACACATCGTCTTTTTGTGATGTTGATTTTATGAAACATAATGGTTTATTGTAAGCCTTTCTCACCTGACTGATTAAAACTCTTTCTTTGCCATTGATGATAAAATAACCACCTTGGTCTGCTGTTGAATGACCGTTCAAGGTTTCATTTTCTTGTGGTGTAAAACGTCTTAAATGACATGAATCGGATAAGAGCATAATCGGTATCTTGGCTATGGGGACTCGGTATTGTTCGTTGATTTGTGGCGGTCTTCCTTCATTGTTTTCAATAGTTTCAATTATATCAACACATACATTACCCGTGTAACTCAAATCCTTGTTTCGGGCTTCTTGCGGATACAAGTTCCTTATAATTCGATCATCATCAATAATGGTTGGTGGCTCCACACAAATATTACTGAATTTTAAAGTGTAACTATCATACTTGGATGATTCATACTTTATACTTGGTTCGTTATTTATGATGTTTTTTAACCCTTTAACGACGAACCAATTAAAGGTATCAATCTGGTGCTTTACGAGACCATTAATATTAAAATAATCCTTCACTATATTTAATCGAGTTTCCTCGCATAGTACAGATGAAAGATCTTGGTAGACCTTGATAGATCTGGGTTGTTTGAAATCATAGTTGTTCATAGTGCTTGTATTTATTTTTCTATTTTTTATGGTTTAAAAAATCATTTTATTCAGGCTATAATAACAGTCAGACAAATCCAAAAGCGAATAAATAAATATGGAAAATATTAATTTTAAGACTTATGGCCAGATAGCACAATTAATTGCTTCTGGAGGTTCGGGTTCGAGTCTACCATTAACCGGTGGCACATTGATGGGTAATTTGAACATGGGACTACCATATAAAGTTATACAGTGCCAAACGCCGGCAAATGCATGTGATCTAGTCAACTTGGGCTATGCACAATCGACATATTTGTCTTTAACGGGTGGAACTATGAGTGGACCAATTGTTCAACCATCTCCACCTGGCCAACCCAACGAACTTGCAAATAAGGCTTATGTTGATGGTTTGATTGGAGGTGGTCCTTTTCTACCATTATCTGGAGGCACTATGGCGGTGCCATAGTCCAACCAGTGGCTCCTTCTAACCCTAACGATCTTACAAATAAGGCTTATGTTGATGGTTTGGTCACACCAGATGCAACAAATTTAGTCAACGGTAAGGTCAGATTAGCGGGCGATTTAGGTGGTACTGGTACAACGGCAGCAGCTCCAGTGATTTCAGACTCGGCTATCACCAACGTTAAGATGGCCAATATGAGCGCTGTAAGTCGACTCAAAGGCTCAAATTCGTTATCACAAGCTGTCACAGACGTATCTCTGGATCCAAGTTTGAGTATGTCAAATGCCGGTGTGCTTAGCGTCAACTCAACCACTCTTTCAACGACTTTTCTTCCACTGGTAGGAGGCACTATGAGCGGTGCCATAGTCCAACCAGTGGCTCCTTTTAACCCTAACGATCTTACAAATAAGGCTTATGTTGATGGTTTGGTCACACCAGATGCAACAAATTTAGTCAACGGAAAGATTAGACTGGCGGGCGACTTTGATCCAACAAGTACGGCGGTTGCTCCCACGATCGGAGTTAACAAAATCACTTATGCAAAAATTCAGCAAGTTTCACCTTCTTCTCTGTTGGGAAATTCTACAGGTGTTTTGGCCAACGTACAAGAAATTGCTCTAGGAAGTCTTGTCTTCTCCTCAAACATTTTAAATAGCCCAGTATCATTCTATTCTGGCACAGACCCAAATGTCACCATTCCGACTGACAGAGCATCTGCAAACAACACTTTGTATATGGGTTCTGACAACTATCTGTGGAATTGGAATGGGTTTCTTTACATGCCATTAACCCCCAAGAAACTTGTTGCCTTCTCAAAGACCACAGATAATCAAAATATGGTGTTAAACGACCTAGTTGAATTTACGGCTTTATCCATAGACCGCCAATCAACTCAGGGTTTGACCATCGAAGATGCAACTAACGGATCCATATTTACGATAACTTTAGATCCAAATATAGACCATCAGTTTTATTAAAAATGACAGTGTCTATTTCTGGGTTGTACACATCTGCTATTGCCAAATTTTTTACATTTAATTTGACCGAGTCATCTAACACTAATGGTCCAGAATGATTTTGATAAACGATGGTTCGGCTGTAACCGGTACACATATATATTCTGAAACTTTATCGATAGTACCTGGTACTATCGATATTGGTGTTAGATTGAGAAACATCACAGGTCCTGCCAATATAAGCATTGGTAATGGTAGTAGTATACCATTACCTTATCGATGGATACTTTTTGAAGAACTTTGAGGCAGTAAATAAATGCAAGAATTAATAGCCATTTCAGTGTTGCTTTTAGCCTTAGTTATTGTGCTTGTTGGGTACAATATAAAATCTGTACCACCTGTAGTGCAATAATCTGTTCCAGTATCTGGGCCAATTGAACCACAACTTGTACCAATTTATTTTCCAAGACCAATTTATCCATTTCCTCGTATGGGTTATCCTATAAGACGGTTTCCACCACCATTGAGACCTCCAATTAGGTACTAATTATTATACTTCTTCTTTGATCCCTAAAAAGGGATGAAAGAATTTTTTTAGATTAAGTCGACATTTTAACAGTTTTAACAACTCTTTTGGTTGGTTTAACCTCTTCTTCTTCGTCTTCGCTACTACTCGAATTAAGGTCGCTTTCCTCCTCACTTTTATCAGATGCTTTAATATTTTTGATTGCACTTCCACTTGGTCCGTTTCTCCTTACAATCAATGCTCTCGGCTTGTATGCTTCAATCCACTTTGAAATCAAAACATCATTGACTCGAACTTGTAAAGCTACTTTTGACCCAACAAAAATACTTTCAAATCTTAAGGCCACTTTTATCCTTCCTCGTTTATCCAAGATGGTTTTTGGATCTTCAATAATCTCGTCGGTTTCATCCATAAAAACGGTGATAAATTCTTCTTTTTTCTGGTTAAACATGACCTTTGGATAAAGTTTAGGACCATCGGCATCGCCAATTTCATTACTCTTCCATGATAATCCTTTCATGGTGTCAATCAACCCTTTCAATTTTTTGAACTCGCTGGTTTTAAGATAATGGCGGCATACAGCAGCCATTTCTTCATATTTTGCAGACCATTTTATTTCTTCATCTTTAGGGTTCTCTCGGTCATAAAGACACAAAGATATTTGATAAGAAATACTGTTCGTGTCTAAGGTGTTTCTGGACACTCCAAAAGAGAACACTTCTTCTGATGAAAATACCAATGGTTTATGCTCTTCAGCCATCACTTTCAGGTATTTTTCTGAAAGGTTATCTTTCAACCACTTTTTGATCAACAAGACATGATAGTGTTCAACAGGAATTTTATTAATTAAGGTTGGTTTCTTCTTAATCAATTCGGTTGCATCAAACACGGTGAACTTTGATACAACAAATTCTCGTTGAGCTGGCTCATCATGGTACAACTTGTCGGACAAATTGTAAACAAAAGATGGTTCTTGAAGACCAGAGTCGACGTTGGTTTTGTACCATTCAAAGTCCACGAGAATATGGTAGTCGGTCTCCTCAAGTTTCGTAAAGTCATATTTAGCTGTAAATTCACCTTTAGCAAGAAATGAGTCATAATCCAATAGTTCGTCTACATCATACACGCCTTTGAGTCCCTCAGTTATAGCTCTTGTTTTTGGGCCAGTTATAGCCACAAAAATTCGATTAAATGATATGTTAGTTTCTGGTAGTTTTCGAACAACAGGTTTAGCAAACACCAACCTATCGCTATTCAAGTACTTCAATTCAGTTAATGGTTGGTTCACATTATAGAATTTGAAAAAGTTATATTTAGTATCGTTGATGATAATATTTTTGTCTTCCATTGTATAGTTTATTTAAGGTATTTTTTTCTCAAAAAAAATCAATTTTTTTATTTAGAAAATTTTAATCCTTGTGCGAAGGATTAAAATCAGGTTAATTTATTCAATGCATAATTTGTGGTCGTTGATTGCCTTCATTTCTTCTATCAACTCTTCTTGAGTCACTTCTGACCCTTCAAGATCAATGTTATTACCGCTGAAGATAACGTTTTTTGCCCTCAATTCATCCTTAATTCGGTTGTACAAAGTTTTAGAGTTAGGGTGAGCCGTAAAATCGAGGAGAACAACAAGATGTGGGAACAACACTTTTTGGGTCTTTATTCTGCGTTCAGTATAACCATGTTGGGCTCGAATGGTATAGTACTGATAGTGTTCATCGTCATTTCTCTTGAGTAGGACAAACCTCTCTTGTTTGTCCTCGTCTCGATCCGGCAAAGCCGGATCTCGATCATGGTCCTTCGGACCATGATCTACTGGGAGTGGTGCTCTATCCTTGACTGCAATCCCTAATTTACGCTTAACATCCTTGACATCTTTCTTTAGTCCCTTGTTATTATCGAGTAGCTCTTCATTCTGATCTATAAGAGTTTCATTCTGGTCTTTGACTTCTTCAAGGCTGATACCGAGAGATCGCATATATTCTCGATCTTGTTCGCGTTCAAGGTCCATTTTAGCCATCATTTTTTCGAGGTTTGTAATCTTTCTTTGAGACTCTCGGTGGTTGAAGTAAAGCGTATATTCAACATATAATTTAAGGAGTTCTTCAAGGTCGATATAATATTGTCGTATGATGTGGCCATTTTTAGTCTTAAGTTGCATTATGGCCATTTTAAGGTCGTTTGGTTCCATAACCAAAAATTTTGATTTAGCAATGTCGCAATTAGCCATATCCTTGCATTCTGTTTGTATCATAGGATACAATTCATGTTTCGTATCTTTATGAGTTAACTCATTGAAAGAAATATCGTTGTTTTTCAACATTTTCTTAAAATTTTGACGTTGTTTATAGTATTCTCCGTCATACCCAAACCATTCTAATATTATCCTACCCACAAGGGTATTATGGTTTCCAACCACAATTTGCCAAAAGTAGTCAAACATGATCATATTTAACTTAAATTTGGTCACTTCAATAAACTTCATAATATCAAGGAGACTAAAGCTCTTATCCAAAGCCTTTCTTATTTTAGGGTTACTTGTACCATTCTCGGTATCAATAACCACCCCCAGGAAGGACGTGGTCGATGATGAGGCGTTAACCTCATCGTCGCTAGTAACTATATTTTCAATAGGTTCCATTTCTTCTTTATTTTCATTTGATTTCCCTGAATAAAAATCAATTTTTTTATGACCAAGATTACCCTGGCTTTCTATAATATTATAAATGGTGGGTCTTGTAACCTTAAATTGTTGAGAAATATGCAAAATAGGCGTTCCTTTCGTGTACATTTCAACGACTTCACGGCGTTGCTCTTTAGTCAAACGTGGGCGTATCATTTATTATACTGTATTTTTTAATTTTTAAAAAAATTAAAAAATTTAATACACTACTCTTCTTCGGACGAACTGTCCACATCAGAGTACTCAACCTCGATCTTAATTTGTTGTTTTTGGATATTTTTAACCACACCAATTAAATTTGATTTTGTGGTTATTTTTATACCTAAATTCTTTGCTTTCAATAATTTTGTCGAACTCTTTCCTTCTTCGCTTGCAACCACTAAATCAGTTGTTTTGTTTGATATGGCAGAAGTAACCTTACCTCCCAATTCGATTATTTGTTTCTCCAACGAGGAGTCTCTGAACCCTGTAAAAACAAATATTTTGTTTTGAAGAGGACCATCACCAATTTCAATATTTTGTTTTTCAAGTTCTATGCTTCCTCCAACCATCTTTTTTATATTCATAACACGGTTCAAACTATCCTTCCACGCTGGTAATATTTTATCTTTAATAGTGACTTCACTTAAACCTTTAACTTGTAAATTTTCTGGATTGGAAAGATCTATATTTTGAATTTTTCTAAGGCCTATTCCCTCCCCAAAACAATTTAAAGCAGCCAACAACTGATGGATACTAGCCACCTTTACGTTTTCTTTAATCGACGTGCTCAATTTTATGGCTAACTTTTCCCCTATCCCGTCAATTTGAGATAGTTCTTCGGGACGTGCTTGAATCACACTTTCAATTGATGAATAACCCGAATTGAAAATTTTAAAGATGGTTTTATCCTTACAATTTAGACACTTTAAACTTGCGAAGAAATAGACCATTTGTTTGACGATCACTTGGTCTGGAATTTTTTCATAATCGTGGTACAAATCAACCGATTTCCATCTACTTTGCGTTGGAAGGTTAAGATCGCCTTTTCCTTTTACCACAGCAACAATATGTGGTATAACATCACCACTCCTTGTTATGATTAAAATTGAACCACAACCAATTTTATTTTCTGTTATATATTTTGCGTTGAATCCAGTCACCGAAGAAATAGTGACTCCACTTAATTCAACTGGATTTATAAAAATTTGCGGCTTGTATCTACCACTTTTTGATAAATTCCATTTAACATGGTCAACTTCAACCTGTGCAACTTCACCTTGTATTTTGAATGCAAATGAATATTTAGGGTTGTCGCAATCATTTCGAATGTACTCTCCATTAATGGTGATAACCAACCCATCAATGTCGTATTGGCTTTTCTTTTTCCGACGGTGAACATAGTCCACCAATACATCTTGTTCGACCAAATCACGTTCAATTGTACGGTTGTAGACGACTTTAAACTTATTTTGTTTCAAAAATTGGTACTGATTAACCACACTCTTTTGAATTTTTAAATGTGGTTCAAAGACTTCATAAGCCACAAAATCCAAAAATTTTATAATTGACTCGTTTGGTTTCTTTTTTGCAAGCTGTCCACTGACCATATTTCGAATATTTTTAAATTCTATGCTGAACTTTTCTTTAAATATTTTCTTTGACATTATAAGCTCCCCTCTGACCATAAAAGTGTGATAACTTTCAATCTTTGGTATATCTAAACCATATTCCAACAAATGTGATATATCAACGCCAATTGTACCATTACCTCTGGTATAAAGTTCGATATTTCGACACCTGTAAACACAAAGGCAACTTACACCATCCAATTTTTCTTGAACGACAAATTGTTTATGGTCAAACTTAGTCAAGAAATTATTTATTGATTTATTGTCGTTGTATTTGGTCAAACTCCCCATATAAATTGGAAGTTGTATTTTATCAGTTCTTGGGAGACATCCCACTTCTGAAATAGACACGTCTATTTCAGCTATCTGTTGGCATAACAGATCATAGTCCTTATCTGACATGATTGGACTGTCAGAGTTGAAGTAGGCATCATCGGCCTTCTTCTTAGTTTGTCGAAGACGTTTAAGTTTCGTTTGATCCATAGTTTTATTTTTTATATTTTTTGGGCCTAAAATTTCAATTTTGAGACCGCAACTTTCAGATTTTGAGAGACAATCGTAGATTTTCAAAAGTTGCGATCATCCGAATATTCAGCAGATTCCAAAAATCTACGATTGTCTCTCAATTTTGGTCGGCAACTTTCAAAATTCAGGATTTCAAAAAATCCTGAATTTTGAAAATTTAATGGTCAAAAATATTGGTCTCTTTTAGTTTATGGTTAAAAAATTCGTTTGTGGATAAACTTTTGCCCATAGGGCAAAAGCTAATCGATGCCCTATGGGCATCGGGTAAACAAAAATAGTTACTTTTCAAATAATAAAATAATAAAGAACAATGAAAACAAAATGTGAAAAATGTCAAACAATAGTGACAACTTCAAGTATACACATATGCGAGGGGTTGATGTGTCCAAAAATTTATTGTGATTCGTGTTATTATGCAGAATTTAGTCTATGTTGTACCTGTTATAAAACAATGTTATGTCCACTATGTGTGTTAGTATGGGATATATGCCCAACTTGTCTTGATCTTGACAATGCGGTATTGTTTTTCCACGAAGAAGTTCCTGTTGGTTTGTAAACGTGCCATTTTCTCTTTTATGCCTTTTAGGCATAAAAGAATCATAAAATCAAATTAATTTTCCAAAACATATGGTGTTATCAGACTTTATACTTGTTATTTGAATCGTCACAAAGATATCGTCTATAGCCTGGGTTCCAACCTTATTTAAAAAAATAGTTAGAGGTCCAATTTCAACCCATTGAAATTTGTTGGCCAAACCTTTCTTCAACTCTCCCTGAAAAGTATGGCCAATTTTAGGCACATATATATCTGCTCGAAATTCAACATTGACCACGATTTGACCAGACAGAGTTATTTTATTGTCCAATATTTTTGTTACTTTTATGTTGAATATGTACCCTTTATTCAAATATGTTTTTGAATATTTGTTGGCTAGTTGGGAACCTAAATGATCACATAAACGAAAGTTTAAATATTTCGGTGAAATCACCATAGATTCTGTGAAAAAATTTTCTTTAAAATAGGGTTCCATTGTTCCTTTATATTTTCATTTTTTCCAATGAAAAATTCAATTTATTTCGAAAAATTTCATAGTTTTAAAACATGATCAAATGTACCCATGATTACCTGATGCGCAACAATCAATATTGTTTTAGATGGAAAAGTACCTTTAATTTTATTAAAAATTTTTGTACTCAACTCTTGGTCCAAATTGGCCGTACATTCATCCAACATGATTATATTTTCACCCAATATCTCTTTAAAGGTCAAATCAAATGCTAATTTTACACGAGCATATTCTCCGGTACTCAAAGATTTGTAATCGGCCTTATTGCCTTTATAATTTATGACTGTGTTGACTTGTGGTCGTTTCTCGTTTGAAAGTTCCAAATAAATTTGTATGGGGTCACCAAAGCTTTCAGAAAAGAAATCTTGAAGCAAGACAGATAAATGAGTGTTGATGGTATTGACCATAAATTGTAACGATTCATGTTCGGCCTCAATGACCTTTTGTTTAAACAAGAGAGTTTTAAGGTAGGTTTGTTCCATATTTTTTTTATTATCTTTAAAATTATTCAGGGTGGTCTTTACCTTTTTATATTTTTTCAGTTGGATATGAAAAGTCTTGTATTGATTAAAATATTCATGGTATTGAAGACCTAATTCAATATTTTTCAAACTCTGTTGTAATTGTGGTATCATTAAAGGATCATGTTGAAGTTTATCGAGGTTAAAATTCAACAATTCCAATTTGGTTTGAAGTCTCCCCGAAGTTTTATATTTTTCCAATTCGAACGTTTTCAATTTTAATGCTTCAGCATGACTTTCAATTGAGTCTATTATTGATTTATGGATCGAAGAATCATAATATTCCATTATTTCTGTTTTCTTTAAAAGGTTCTTTTTAATCTTTAATTGTTGAGATATTTCATTACGTTGTATGGTCAAATCTCTCCTTTCATCTTTCAAAGTATTCAGATCACCAACTTCATGGTTTTCTTCTTCCACTTCACAACTGTCGATTTTCCTTTCCATATTTTTCAACGATATTGAAGGTTTAAAAGAACCCAATTGCTTTAACTCGGTTGTTGTATTGTTAAAAGCGTTGATTAAAGTGATTTTATCCATAATTTCTTCAATGTTGGTTTCATTCAAAAATACGTTGTTAGAGTCGAGTTTATCCTTTAAATTTTCCAATTTTTGAAGCTTGGTTTTAATGGTGAAATCACACTTTGTGTCGAGTTTTTCTTGATTATCTTTTGTGGTCTGAACAAGTTCAAAAGTATCCATATTTATGATCAGTTTATGGTCACAATTGCCGCATTTGAAACTTTTTAGAAATTTCATTTTTAATGCTTCTATTTCAGCTTCAATTTGACCCAAATTATTTTTCAAATTAAAGTGTTGAGCAGCCTGAAATTTTTGTTGAATTTGTTCAAATAATGATAGATTATTTAAGATTGATTTGTCCACGATATTCAACTTGTTTAATTTGTTTTGAAGTTGTTCGGTTTTATGGTGCCATTCCTCGCGTTCCAATTCCAAAGCTTTCAGGTATTCCTTTTTTAAAAGGTTTAATTTTTGTGCCTCTTCATACCTTACACAATACTCAATTTTTTCATCTATTGTTTTCAACTGTTGGTCAAGAATATGGAGATGTGCATCATCAATATATTCAAAATTTTTCAATTCTTTTAAACTTTCTTCGATCACGAGCATTTTATCGCGTTTTTTTTCCATTTGGTTATTTTGGACCTTTAGCGAGTCTAACTCTTTGGAAACAATTTTTATTTGATTGTGAATATCAGGGTCAAAATAACCCAAAGAATCTATTTCCTCTTGTATAACACGCGTTTCAACCATTAATCTATTGTATTTTGTTTCGTCGCTGTTTTTCAAATCGAGTTGAATAATGGTCTGATTCTTCTCTAAAATCAAGTCATCTTTCGAAAGTGCTTGTAAACCTGAAGATTCATCAAAAAAATTATCGGGTTCTGGTTTTTCAACTTTTTCTGGTTTTTGGATGATATCCATCATAGATTCGGTATTTGAAATTTGACCATCAAGTATGGCCAATTCTTTGTTTAAACTTGTTAGTTCAATTTTTATTTTGTTTTTAAGCTCCTTGACATCACAATTTGCGTTGACAATTTTTTCCAAAAATTCCATTTTTTCAAGATGTGAAAGATCCATAAAAAAAATAGAAGAATTTGTGACCCCAAAATATTTATTTAAAACAATTTGTGCTTCTTTGTCTTCATAATTTTTACCGTTCATTTCAACATTTAAAATATTTGGACGTTTGGTTCGTTTGATCTTAAAATTTTTATAAATCAAAATCACTTCACAACTGATCTTATTATGCGAAACGAGATATTTGTGGTTAACAGAGCCATACAATGCAAATTGTATGGCTAATAATATTGTTGTTTTTCCATGACCACTTGGTCCACTAACGAGAGTAACATCATCATCGGTGAACTCGAAAGTTTGATGGGTATAACATCTAAAATTTTTTAAGGTGAGTTTCATCTTATTTATATTTTATTTTATCTCAAATTTTTCATTTTTCCTTTTATACCCAATGGGTATGAAAGGGAATAAGGGAGGTATGACGGTTAAGGTGGGAAACAAGGATAATTTTTTATTTTCTGGGTGAGGTATGTTGTTGTGGAACCCTCTTCAAATAAGAATTTTTCGATTCGTTTGCATGTTTAAAGTTGCAACCAGCCTCATTTTTATTAACCATTTCAACTGTCGAATCTGGGTTGCGAGTTACCACTTTTATTTTTTTACATTTTTCTCCAAAGTTGCATTCTTTAAGGTCCGCATAATCATGAGCAAATCGACATTGAGCTTTATGGAAACATTTTGTTTTTTTGATGATTGATAGACAGAATCGAGTGGGTTTTTGGACTTCTGGAGTCGCATTAGGGTCTTTGAAGTATGGGATTTTTGGAGCGGGTTTTGATGGTACCGTTGAATCATTATTTTTCACTTTTTTCTCGGTTGGTTGTTTGGTTGTTGTATCCTTTCCTTTTTTATTTTTTTTCGACTTCTTAACTTGTTGTGGAACTACCACAGGTTTAGGAGTCGGTGGTGGTAAAAGAAGAGCATAATTCAGAACCCCATTGATCATACGCTTTGATTCTTCAATAGGCTTGTTCTTATCCCACCATGTTGGAGATTTGATGGGGGGCTTTTCAGCGCTCTTGGTCGGACTATTCAAAAAAATAGGCTTGACTACCTTGATAAAAGAAGGTGAAATACGAGCCTTGTACTCTTTTTCTTCGTCCTCTGCATTGAATGGTTGATAGTCACCATTATCAAATTCTTCTTCGTATGGTTCATAATGATCATAGAAATCTTCCTCACCGGAATAATCATCTTCAGAATCATACGATGTATAGTTTGCGACTTTCTTGTTGAATCCAACAATAGAGTCTTCTCCTCCTCTTGACATTGACATTTTTGTGGCCATTGTAGTATTTATTATTTTAACTATTTTAGACTAAAATGAATCAATTTTCTGCATTTAGGTTGTAACATACTTTTAACTTTTGTACTTAACTTTTATTTTCAAAACATGATGAAAATTTCGATACGACTTCTCAAACTTTAGGAACTTTGCCGTTTATCCACAAACGAATTTTTTAACCATAAACTAAAAGAGACCAATATTTTTGACCATTAAATTTTC